TTATTCAATCTTTCCATAGGGTCTAAAGTTAGATGCTACTCCAGCTTCTTTCCATTTCAACATCTTATAGCTCACCCAAGAAGCATTTTTATCATATATTGTTTGACCATCTGCCAATCCCCATGTAGGCTCTACATCTCCTGATTCACCAGCTTGAAGACACACATAAAATCGTCCATTATCAATAGTAGGAAGAACGATATCATCTTTTTTATATTGAGTTGTTGCTTGCCAAGTGTTGCTACCACGAACATCGCCAAATTCTATTCCTACTGACACTGGAAAGACAGGTTCAGTTAAGCCTGAATATCCTGTTTGAATACATTTATAGATATGTCCATTATCTACAGCAGGAACAATTAAATCACCATTGGTATAAGATTTTAGCTTAGTCCAAGTTGGAGCGCTCATACCTGTACGAGTATTAACCCATCCAATGTAATCGCCAGATTCAGGTGTTTTCTTGTAGAATCGCTTAGTAATTGGATAAGTTCCTGACAATGGAAGAGAGTCAACATAATCATCGCTATCATCATCTAATTTTTGAAAATTATCGGCTAATTCGTTTAATGTATTTTCGATATCATCTGTTGCAAAGTTGGGCTTTTTAAGCCCTAATTTTGTTGTCGTTGTTGACATAGGCATTCTCCTTTCTTTATTTAGATTGAAATTTCATACCACTTCTTCCCCCGAAATTCAGTCCACATTGTTTTATTTGGATTCAAGGTAAGCTTACCATTCTCGATAATAACCTTGTGTTTATCTCCATTAGTATCGTTTACCTGTACGTCAAATGGCTGGTATCTCCATTGGTAAACAGGAGGAGTGTAAATAGGTGAATAAGCATACGGGGCATCACATCTAAAAGTAAGTGTGACATATCCTTGTCGCACACAATTATGAACCAGATTTATGTCATCTACACAAAGAGCATAATATATTTTTTCTGGATCATCCGAGAAGAATAGAGGTTGATAATATGATTGTTCGGTTAGCCACTTAGCAACTTCTCTAATTTTCACATCATCCCAAGTATCCTCAAAAGCAAAGGATACATTAAACTTAAGTGGTTCTTTTTTAGTTTGTTGGAAATAGGGTTTGTCTCTACCCTTGATAGACACTTCATTAATGGATCGTGAAGCTGCGAATATTTCTTCTTGCATCCCAGACGACATATTTACGTTTACGATTCCAAAAAAATCGGACTGAATACCAGCATAAGAAAAGTAGAGAGATTCGCGTATTGTCAGTTAAATCACCTCCATATAAAATTTGGACATAATAAAAACGCCCATTTCTGGACGTTAAATGTTCAACTTGAACAAGTGCATTACTTCATCAATCAAATTTTCGAGCTTCTTTTTCACAGATCTCAGCATGAGCTTGATGAATATGCTGCTGATGCATGTTACTATAGAATTCCTTTTTATTTTTTTCTATGTATTCATTGAGCTTCTTTAGATCCATCTTATCCTCCTCCTACAATTAGTTAGAGAATCTTTTATTGTTATCTACAGGCTTAATTCTTTCATATCCGTTCCCAACTGATTGGGAAATATGATTATCTCGTAAGTCAACAGAGTTGTTAAGTTTCAATCTGTCCATCATGCTAGTTTCCGCGAAAGGATTCGCTAACTTGTTCCTAGATAACTTCTGATCGCTATAACGAACATTACTCTTCATATACAGTGTACCCCCGTTTCTTCATCTTCGTCGTCATGTCATCCTCTTCTAGCTCATATGCTCTGCTCCATATCCAACTGGCATCTTGCCAACAAAACTCTTCAAAATTTCCTTCTGTTTTTTGTTCATTCCAACTTGCGTTTTTGGGATAGATTTAGGCATCATTTCTCCTCTTCGTATTGTAAATACTCCAAAAGGTGTGATAAAATTAAGTCAAGAAACACATACTAAAAAAGAGCAAGGATGCGTCAACATCCCTACTCTTTAGCAACAGCCGCTTATAAGGGCGGTGGCTGTAGGTTTGGATCAGTGAAATAGACCGTTTACCTTTGGATGAGGCGGTCTATTTCTTTTTGTTTTGGTTCAATGCAATAACAATCGTGACGATTAATCCGATCAACGCTACAATCAGCGTACCGAACATCATCATTAATGTCAGAGCATCTTTAACCTCCACAAGCATCACCTCCTTTGCAGGAGACTAGCCGACCGCCCATCTAAGCCATTCTGTTGTTAGGCATATTATACCATATTGATAGATAAGTGAACATGAAAAAAGAGGGTCGGTTTAACGTACCCTCCTCGTGTTTACTACTTGTCCATGAAGTAAGAAATTTTATAGTTGCCTGAAAAGTTATCGACGTCAAATGTAACTTTTTTATATACAGGAGTGCCCAATCCGTTTGTTACTTGCATATCATATAAAAAACTAAAAGATTTACCAACCCTGTTATCCTGTACAACTATTTTTTTACTATCGTTTTCTAGAACAGTGAAGTATTTATTATCAAGATGAAGCTCCTTCTCTCGTTGAAGAAATTCATCAAAAGTAGGATATACTTCTTTTAAATATTTATCATAATATTCACTGTCATATGTTGTGATCTCATTTCCTTCATACTCTGAATTATCCTGTGTGTTAACATACTTATAATCTATTACATTAATATAGTCATCAAAATCACTGCTTTTAAATTTACCTACATATTCTCCTTTTTGTAATGCGCTTAAATAGGAGTCTACTGATCTTTTTGCTATTTGTTCTGGAGTGTTAAAATATACAGTGAATGACGAGATTACTAAGAATAATATGATAGCAATCCCATACATTAATTTTTTGGGAGTTAAATATTTACTTTTTCGCAAACCATTCTGAGGTAACTCATCTACCATATTCACACCAGCATCGTCGGGTGTGTCGCTCGATTCTTGTTTAGCTCCGCATTTGTTACAAAATAAACTTTCATCTTCTAGTGGATTTTTGCAATTAATACACGAGTTCATTTAAAATAGTCCCACCTCTCAAATTATACCAATATTTTACCATGTCTTAGGTAATGGGTCTATAGTAATATAAAATAGAATTGGGATGGAGATTAGTCCTGAAGTTGCAAATATAATAGATTATGAGTATATAAGAAAAGAGCCTAATTAAAGGCTCTCTTTTGATTATCTGTACACTCATTGTTTACATCATATAAACTTCCAATGAAACAGCGACTCCTGAATTTTTGTCTGTTACTAAATCATAGGCTCGTTGACCGTTTTTGTTTTTAATCTTAGGATCAACTTTCATACTCTTAAGCTCCCCCATATAAGAGGAATTGTCATATTTCACCACATAATGCAATGCAGTGTTTCCTTCTTTATCCTGTAGGTTTGGATTGAGTCCATTTTTATGAATAACTTGATATGTTGCGTAGTCATCTTTTTCAATTACTAGCATCAATAAGCTTTTACCTGTAGCTGCATCCTGACTATTAATCGTCAACACACCACTGGCAATGGCTGCTGCAATCTTCTCTGAATCCAGCTTATCTCCTTTTGCGTATTGATCCACGTTAAATGTTTTACCTCCCTTGCTCGTTTCTGTCACCTTAGTTGTATCCGTTTTTGTAGGTTGTGCAGTTGTACTTGTTGAAGTTGCACTTGCGCCTTCTACCAACTCAATTTTGCCTCCGCTTGCACTTGCCACACTATAACCCATTGCACTTGCCGTATCTCTAAGTGGAAGATACGCTTTACCGTTCACATTAATAGGACTGTCACTGAGCTTTGCTTGTTCTCCGTTCACTATGATCTTAGTATTTGGAGTTAATGTTGCTTTTAAATATGTACTTGCACCTGCCACACCACTAACTGCTACCGCTGCACCAACTATAACGCCAACAAGGAACGTTGGAACTCGCTTTTCCATTGTAAATCCTCCAATTATTCGATTAGTATATGATTTACACATACTTACAATATATATCGGATAGGATGAGGGAAACCTTTAGGTTACATGAAGTCGTAGCGAGTTCCGTTGAAGGTGATTTTTCCTTTCGCAGATATGTTAATATCTCCATTGGATAACATCTCAATTTTGGAGCCTAGTTCGGTTGCAAGAGTAACTTCCCTTGCTTTAATAATTGCCGATCCTGAATCAGATATTATAAAAACCCCTTCATCCGTTAGCTTCACAGATCTATCTTTAGCATTATTAGAAGCAGTATAACTCAATTCGAACGACTTTTTCTTCTTATCTAAACGTCCAATAGAACCGCCTGACCCATCGCCTTCGCCGCCTTGTAGATAGAACTCTGCGTTTTCTCCGTCACCATTAAAGCCAATTCCACCTTTGAACTTTTCATCCATCTCATATTCCATAACAGGCCATTCATTTTCATCGGTAGTCATTTGTCCTTTTTGAGTTGAATCAACCCAATACAACAATTTTCCATTTGTCAATGCCTTGTGTTTACCAACACCTTTAACTTTGCCCGTAATCCATTTTGCGGTGTTGCCTTCAATACGAATATAGTTTGACCATCCAGATAAAGCAGCATTTGTCAAAGTCGAAACCCTTCCTGCTGTAATATCACTAATGTATCCCATATCGGCGGTAACAATATTTGCAGCAATTAGTTGAGCCTGAACTTTTCCTGCTCCCAGAATATTCCACCCATCCATGTCTAAATCGCGTGTAGCTGTGTCTAATAAGAATCGTCCATTTGGGTCTGTTAATTGTAGATTTTTGAATCTGGCACGACCGTCTGGATAGATCGCTGCCGGTGCTAAATTAACGTCGGAATTCCCAATCCGAAACCCCTCTCGGTCAATTACTGTAATAGTATTACCACTACCTATGATCAATTGACCATCTTGGAACGTACCACCTTTAGCATACATTATACCGTCTGGGCTAACCCTGAACGCACTATCCGAAAATTGTTCGCTTCCCAAATATATACCCTGCATATCGGCAGAAAACACGTAATTACCTTTACCGATTCGGATGCTACCATCAGCAATAATACTGTCACTGATCCTCAAGTTTTGTGCGTTCAGTAACCCATCCAAACTAGTCCATAATGTTTTCTTATATGTTGTTCCATCCTTTTGATCAATAAAGAAACCTGAATCGCTATCAATTCCTACATGATTAATTACATTAGTATTACCACAGTCAGTTGATGCGTAATGATTGAATCGTAATCCAAACTTATCTGGATTTTCTTCCAATAGTCCCAGTTTAACAACTTCACGTTTACATCTATCCTGAATGGTCAATTTAGATCCTTCAATAGTGAATACGCCTGTTGTATCACCAATTACTACACGTTCTCCTAGAATAAGCTTCCCTAGTACCATTTCTGCCACTAGGCCGTCCGCGCTGATACAAGTTTCGTACTTGTTGCCTCCTGAGCGAGTTAATCCCATAACCCCATGTGTTAGCTTGAGCCATCTCATAGGATCTTTGTCGTCAATAATTGTTATCCCAGTGTGATCGATGGTAACCGTTTCATTGATAGCCATCTCTAAACGCTCTTTTTCCCTGTTCCACACATTTTCAAACAGCTTATTCATTTCACTCGAATCAAATACTGCTTTATCATACTTAAACTTATTCAAATCTAACGTAACGCCATGAGTCCTTACATCTTGGAACAACTTATCAAATTCATTTCCCATTCTACTTACGTCTTTTACATTGGATATTGTCAGACTAATTTTTGACTGTTCATAGTCATATTCAATCTTAATTATTCTTGCAGTAACATTTACGTCAGTTGGCTCATACTTGATATTTGCAAAGTCACCAAGATTCAGTTTCTTCCAATCAAACTGAGCTTCTACAATTTCCATGAAGTTAACAATATCAATCTCCATGCTAAGTTGCGGACGTAACAATTCTTTGAATTTCTTCATTGTTTCGTCGTACAAATCTTGCTCATCTATGTATTTACTATCTGAATAATCTTGAGTAATAATATAGGAATCGCTTAGCTCCATCATTTGCTCATGTGTAAAATTCTTATCATATGCAAATGAACTTCTAAGGTTACTTATCTTGTTGGAAACGGTAGTCAGATTAGCTTTAACAGCATCAATTTCTGCTTGTTTCTGTTTAATCTGCATTTCCTTATTATCTAAACTGTATCGCTCAATAATCTTTGAATCAGTGCCAGAATCATACTCATCTATGCTAATATTACATACTTGAATGTATACACCTGTATTGCCACCGCTAATAGAGACATTGACATGATCCTGATATCGAACTTTACCCAGAAGTCTCCATTGTAATGAAGAAACAGCTTTACTTGATCCATCCAAACTAACTGTAACGCCAGTTGTATCATCGACCTTGATCATAACCGCATAGCCAAAATCAGAAGACAATTTGAAGTTACGTGAACTGTTACCAGAATGTTGGTACTTCTCAAAAAACATCTTCGTATCAAATTGCTGAGATATTTTCGTATCCGCTACTACAACTTCATTTTTTACTAACTTATCCATATCAACTTCAAGCAATCCTAATTGTTTTTCATACCCTTGTTGCTCTTTAAGGTATGTATTAAACTCTGTTTTCTTTGATTCAATTAGTGCTTCAAAGTCGAGTAGGGCATGACACAATGAATCGCTCATGTAGTCACTATGTCTAATAACATTCCGATTAGCATCCCGTTCAAATGGATACATGAAATATTGAAAGCTTTCTACATAGTTTTGTCCAGTAGGATTTACTTTTTCAAATGTCATGTCATCCTGACCAAACCCCTTTAACCTTGTAACTATAGGCTCAGATGTTGAATGTCTAGTCATCGATTTTAAATACTTATTCCAACTAAAGGTCAATCCTTTATTTGTTCCAGTGAGTTCAGGCTTTTGTAATGAAATGGTGTTTTTATCAGTATTGAAAATCGTTATAGCGTTATATGTTTCACCAACAGTCAAAATCGCATCCAATACATTTGTGCTTGAGAAGTCAAATGCCCTATATGTTAGCTTGAAATCAGCATCAATGTAGTCGATTTTCCAAGTTGTTGGTGCAAGAATTTCATTCAATATTTGTTCAGCGTGATATGATTCTACTGTTAATCCTCGTATTGCAAAACCAACTAATAGACCAGCAGTAGATATGCAATTCAATGTACGAATGTCAGATTCATCTGAACTAGAATCTTCAATGCTTTTAATGTAGTACCAGTCAACATTGTCACCACTCACAACCTTTATAAGGTATCTTTCTTTGATTAGATCAATGTTTTTATTTGGAACTAAACGATGATTAATATCTATATAAAACGGAAGCGATAACTCTAATTCATTAATATCGTGCCATTGAGTAGTTATTTTATCGTTAAAAGCTTCGCTTATTTTACTTATAATTGTTCTGTCAGGTCTACATAAGAAGTACTGAGGCTGAACAGGTTTTAAATTATAATCAATGTCTCCTAGCAATATATCACCTCTCTAAAATAGTGGGGAGAATTCCCCCCACTTAATCACAAATTAAAGCCGTAGCTGTTCCCCATAACTCCTCTTTTGGATTGTGCTTTAGCAGCATCAACTATTTTATTAAGGATAGATCCTCCTGATTCCTTGTCATTCGCATGAATCTCAACCTTTTCTATATTGATGCTGTTATCATTTGAGGCTGTAGTAGAGGTATTGCTTTTTACAATGTTGGGTGTAAACGTACTCTTAACTGAATCGACTATGCCACGTGTTACATCAATCAGCTTTAACATATTACTTGTGTCACTCTTGTTTAAAACTAATTCCTTTTCATGAGCAAGTAGAAACTTTCCTTTCCCCCCCATGTTGGCAGGAGTCATACCACCAGTTTCAGCAGAGAACGGTTTGATCTTATTCAGATAATCATATGAACCATCTGGAAATCCCCATTTAGAACGCATCGCATCATTTTCTTGTTTTAATTGTTTGAATTGTGCCTGAAGACTTTTAATCTTATTGGTATCGGGCTTTTTCTCTCTTTGGAGCTGAACTACTTGTTTTGAGATATTCTCAGCCTTTTGTTTATTAGACAAATATTTGTCCCAATCGCCTTTTTGACTTGCCTTGTCATCACCTTTACCTGTTCCTGTCCCATCGCCAATTCCTATTCCAGTATTATTACCAATGCCACTATCTAGATTTAAGAAGTCATCAAGTTTACCCTGATCCATCGAAAGACTGTCCAGCATGTTTTGCATTTGCTTGCTTGTTTCTAATGATTGTTCTTGGAGGAAAGTGAAGAACTTCGAATACTCACCCTTTAATTCATCAATTACAGATTTCACCTTAGTCTTATCATTAGACATGAGATCCTGCTTCATCTTATAGAAACGTTGTTCATCATCTAAGATATCGTCGTACTTTTGCTCCGTAAGTTCTTTTTCTCTTTCAATGTTCTCTGTGATTGTATCGTGAGTTCGGTCTTCAGCATCTTTGGTCTTATCAAGATACTTTTTACGATCTTCTAACTGGTCATTCAAACCTTCTTTACGCAATTCACGCTCACGATCAAGTTTAAACTTGTCGATTTCTTCATTCTTTGCATCTAGCTGTTCAGTTAATTCTTTTCTCTTAGCCTTAGCTTCGTAAGAATTGTTCAACGCAAGTTCATTAATTTTATCCTGAATCTTTTGACGCTCGTCAAGCTTCTTTTTTAAATCTTTGTCATAGTCATCTGAGTCACTTGTTCGATCCAATTCTTGTAGCTGTCGTTTGATAATCTCTTCAAAACGATCAGATTCTTCTTCCAAATTCTTGAGTCGTGCTTCATGACGTTTATCTTCCGCATCCTTTTGCTTATCAATCGCTTTGAGAGCAATATCTTTCTGCCTTTCGATCTGTTTCTTGTAAGCTTCAATAATTTTATCTGCTGCATCAGATTTAATGGAGTAAATAGCATTGTTATACTCAAGGTTCTTCAGTGTTAAATCCTGTAGGCGTTTAGATAATTCCTCTTTGTTCTGCAAATTCAACTTTTCATTTTTCAGTTGTCTTTCTACAGCTAAAATCTCTTTCTCAGTAGCGACACGCTGTTCATTAATCAATCCAATTTGAGTAACAAGTTCCTTCTGATACTCCTTAGAATTTTCGTCCAACGATTCCATACGAGCCTTAGACAACGCCATCTTATCAGCAGCGGCATTAATCTTCTTCTCATATTCATCTAGATTACTCACGATTACAGCATAATATTTTTCTTGTTTTTGCTGCTCTAATTCCCACCACTTTGTACTGTTGGATGCTTTCTGCTTATCAAATTCACCAGAAGTAATCTTATTTTGCTTGACTAGGTTGTCGAGGTTTATGTTTTGAGAGACCAACTCTTTTTGCTGTGCTTCCAACGACTTGATTTGAGAAGATTCCTCTTTACGCCAGTTGGCAGAAACCTGATCATACTTAGCCTGCCTGCCTTGAGATTTTGCAATATCTGCATCTAAGGCATCAAGTTTGTTTTGGCTCATTGTCACATAGTTATCAATGTAATCAATTCTTGCTTTATAGATGTTGTCATATTTAGTTGTTCTTTGTCCTCTAGCATCAGCCTGTGCCTTATCCAAATCGGACTGAGAAGGAAGAGTATACTTATTTTTAGACTTCCCTCCTGAAACAGAAGAAGTGTCACCATCATAGTATCTCAATACGTTGCCTACATAATTTACGTCACCATAAACCTTGCTACCTGTTTTCTGCTTTTGCATAGCAGAGAACTTCTTCATGTTCTCAACGCTGTAGCCACCATTTTTATTGAAATAATCCAGTATTCCTGGCCCCATGTTATACATAGCCAAAGCAACGTCTACATTACCCGTTTGATTTAGATACTTAGCAAACATTGAAGTTCCAGTTTTAATACTGCTTTCAACAGTTGGATTTTTACCAAGGCTACTAACCTGCATGACATTTTTAATACCATTAGCGCCATTACTTGATTCTTGTTGAATGATGGCTTTGATTAGCGCAGGGTCTACACCATTAGCTCCAGCATATTTGTTTATCAGGTCAGCGTTTTTTCCTGTAACCTTAGTAGATGAAGAAGTGGTAGGTGGTTGAATATCTGGAATAGCATTAGCACCGGGGATACGTCTAGCACCACTGTATCTATCTGCCCAGTATTTAGTGTTCAGATTCCCTTGCTTTAATCCAGAATCACCCATCTGCATAAAGTTACCGTCTCCCATGTAGAAACCGACATGAGAATTAGCTTTACCTTTGACAGTGTTAAAGAATACAAGATCGCCTTTTTGCAAATCTTTTTTATTAGTTACGGCTTCACCCTGTTTTACTTGCTCCTGTGTAGTTCGAGGAAGCTTAATGTCAAGAAACTCCTTGAACATCTGTTGTACAAACAAAGAGCAGTCAGATACAGCAGTAGACGTAAATTGATCGTAGCTAACATTTGATTTAGCAGCTTGACTATACTTAAATGTTTTAGATGAAGACAGCGACAAAGCCTCAGAAACCATCGAGTCTAAGCCAGTCCCACCTTTTGTAGTAGTGGTAACTTTTGTAGATACCAATTTTGATGGATCTTTAATTCCTTCGGTTAGCAATGCGGCTTGTTTTTCAAGGAGCTTGATTTCCTCTTTAAGAGCTTTGCCGTATTCCTCAGAACCTTTTTTCAAACGACTCTTCTTACTGTTCAGTGCATCTTGAGCAGCTTCAACAGCCTTTAACTTTTTCTGTGTTTCAGTGAGGATTTCATTTGTTTCAGATAAAGAATCATTGTATTGATCGTTCTTCTTGGTAGCTTCCTTACTGACTCCCAAATCAGGGTCAGAGTAAATACCTAACATCTCTTTAGCAATCTTAGATTTCTCTTCAAGCGCAGATGTGAACTTATCTAATTCAGCTCTTTGTTCCTCTAAAGCCTTTGTTCGGAAAGTTGTTAATCCTTGACCTTCAGGTATTTGCTGATCCTTTGGAAGTAGCCCATTCAGAGCATCCCTAATACCATCTGTAATAGGTAGCTTACTTTTTGCTATTTCCTCATCAATCTTAGCAAGAGCTTTTTTGGCATCAGCTAAATCTTTTATGCTATTAAGTTCAAGTCCATAAGCTTTAATATTACTAATAACAGAATTGACATTATTGATCTCTCTCTGTTTTTCACCTTCTAATGCTTGCTTGACCATCAGGATTTGAGCTTGTCTTAAATCCTCAATTGCTTTAGATTCTAGCACATATCCATCTTTGACCTTCTTAACACTCGCAGCCAATTGTGGGTTCTTCTTAATCAATTCTGCGACAGTTTCAGCACTTAGGTAGCCATTTTTCTGCTGGTCATACATAACTTGGTTCAAAGATTTAAGTTCAGAAGCGCTATCATCAATTGTTTTATTCAACTTTTCTCTAGCTTCTGTAGCGTCATCGGTGGAATTAGCCAATTTATTTGAAATGCCTGCTAATTGATCTGTAGCTTCCATGTTAGCCATATACTTTTGATTGGCTTCGTCAAGCTCTTTGGATAATGTTTGTTGTTTAGTGGAAAATTCATCAACTTTACTTTGAGCATTAGCAATCATTTGGTAGTATCCCTGTATAGCATTTGGAGACTTTGCAAATGATCCTGTAATTGAATTGTCATTCAAAATTGCGTCTAAATCAGACTTATACTTAGTTAAATCTTTTTTGGCTTTAGTAAGTTCTTTTTCATTGTCTTCAAACTCTTTATTCTTCTTGGTGTATGCATTAAGTGAATCAGTTGCATTAGTTTCAGCTGCTGCTTGCTTCTTTTGTTTTAATAGGTCAATTTCCTTTTGGATTGCTTCTTGGCTAAAGTTGGCATCTTTTAATCTTTTCAAACCAGCTTCTTCAATTGTAACGCCAACGGCTTTATACATCTCTTCTAATTGCTTCTGCGCTGTTGCTTGTTGTTGCGGTGTTAAAGTTCCAGAATTGACTATTTTCTGATATTTCTGTATGGCATTGGTCAGTTTAGGTAAGAAATCAATTTGCCTTTTATATTGACTTATTTGTCGCTCTCTAGCTTCAATATTATCATTTATCTGCTGTGTCTCATCGCGTTGTGCTTTTTCTGCTGTTCCCAACCCCACAGCCAACGAAGCCAACAATCCAATGATAACGGATATCCCCATTGTTGCTATGCTTGTCGTAACAGCAGCCCTAGCTGAAGCAGCAGTTTGTGCGTTTATAGCAACAGTGGTCGCCTCTGTAGCCACAGTTCTTCCAACTTCAGCAGTTGCAGCAGTTCGTGAAGTTACAGCATGAGCCGCATTGGCAACAGAGTTTGCTGTAACAGCAGCAGTCTCTTCATTGGTTACAACTATCATGCCCTGCCGCATTGCCTTCACAACGACCATTGAGTCAATTGCTGTTTTAATAGGCGATTTCAGGGCTAGAAACGCAGCACCAAGTGCAACAACAGCGGTACTCACTCCGAATATTGACGAAGGTATCTTAGACATACCGATAAATAGTTGGTCGGTGATATCGAGTATAGTTTTAATCATGCTACGTAATCCATCATTACCAGCGGTATTGAAGATATCTACAAAGGATGTTTTTACTTGTGCAGCTTTACGAGAGATGGTGTCCATCTGTGTAGTTAAATATTCTAAAGTTGAACCAGTTGAACCGATAGAATATGCCGTACCAAGTAAAATATCACCCGGATTTAATGAGGCAGCTAGCTTAGCATATTGATAAACCCCACGAGAAATAGCAGCATATGATTGAGTTAAATCATAATTTTTATCGATAACCGCAATGGACAAGTCTAACAGAATTTCTTCAGCCTTACGCCATTCTTCAACACCATTTACAACGTCTTTAGTTTTAACACCTAATTTTTCAATCTCTGAAACGGCTTTATCTGTACGAATTGTACCTAAAACCGTTTTCCACATGTTACCTAAATTTTCGCCAGATAATGCAGTATTACGCATACCGCTTGATATCAAACCATTCATAAAATCAAACGATACGCCAGTTTCTTGAGCGATTTTACCTGTGCGCTCAAATGCAGCACCTAAGTCTCTAGCAGGAGCCATAGTTTCATGCGCTACTTTACTCCAAGAGTCCAAAATTCGACCACCATACAATTGAGCATCATTTGTATTTTTGAGTTGTACACCATATTGAGCTAGTACAGACTCCATAGACTTTGTAGCATCCTCAAGACTCACCAAGTCAACTGTAGAAAGCATAGTAGATTGACGTACCAAAGTCTGAACGACACCAACATCTTTGTACATACGACCCCAGAGACGGGCAGACTCAATTACATCATTAATAGCAGCGCCTTGATCGTGTGCGGTCTGGATAAATTGTCTTGATTGATCATTAACCTTTTGCATATCTAATGCGCCATGTTGCATACCTTTAAAATAATCTTCATTGGTTTGAATATATCCAGCCATCTTAGTTTCAATGTCAACCATACCTTTGAAACCTTCAGAGATAGAAGAAAATACAGTTCCATACAATGCGCCAGCAATCAGATGTGCGCCAATCGACTTGAATGCATGACCAACCTTGTCACCAAATGACTGAACTTGTGTGCTTGCAGTTTTAGCGGAAGATTCTAAATCCCTGAATCCTTGTTGAATCTGTTTAATTTTATTTTTCAGATTTGAATCATTAATATCTAATTTGGAAGCATTATTTAAAAGTGAAGTCAAATCAGCTTGATTAACTGTTGACCCATATTTGGTATTTAAACGTTTTGCGCTTGCTTCAGCTTGTTGTTTAAACTCATTCAGATTTTGGAGTTTCTTTTGATTGGTTTTCGTTTCAGCGATTTCTTGTTGTCGTAGATTTTGAGTCCACCAATCTGCATATTCTTTTCTTGATTGTTGATTTTTTAAATCACCGGCTCGTTGTAGTTCAGCATTCTTTTGAACACTTTGTTGTTGATTTGTAGCTAGTTGTCTTTCTGAATCTCTAACCCTCTCCATAGACTTGATGCGTCCATTGTACATCTGGTTAACTAGAGATTCCTGATCTTTAAGTGTTTTAGCATGATTGATTATTTCATCATATTTTTTTACAATGCCGTTTTGATCAATATTCGCTGTAACTTTTTGTCCAGTTTCTTTATTTTCATATGTATTTTTATATCCTACAACTTGCCCTTTGCCATTCTTAATTGCTTTTTCAGTGGCTAAATTATACCCTTTTAACTCTGATTCTAATTGTTGAACAGACTTTCTTTTCTTATCTAAAGCTTCAGTTTCTTGTTGTAATTTTATTTTATGTTCATCAACAACTTTATTTGACTTCGTGACAACAGAATTATCAGCTAGACGTTGCTGGGTTACTTTTTCAATTGTTCCATCTAGACGCTTATATGTAGTAGTTGTTTCATTTACAACTTTGTTTTGCTGTTCCATCGCTACGTTCAATTTGTTTGCAGCAGCAACAAAGCTATTCATACTTGTTACAAAGCTCTTATCTATATTGATTTTGACATTCAGTTGATGCAGAGATGGATGTTTGCTTAGAGCCTTCAATTTTTCATTTATGTTGCCTATACTTGCCCCCGTATTGAGGTCAGCTTGTACTAATATTTTAAGCATATCTGCCATTCATTCAGTCACTTCCTTTTTGTACTTTAATTAAAATAAAAAAAAGAAGAGACTCAATATCTCTTCTTACTGTTCTTCATAATTTATTTGTTCGACGATATCACAGAATCTACAATACCAATCTCCTTCAATTCCTTCGAATTCCAATGGGCCACGATTAATAACCGATTCTTTAACAGATAGGAGCATTGCCTTTCGTTCTTCTGTTTCATCAATCACAATTACTTCATTATAAAGTTTATTTAATTCAGCGATTCGCTCGCTATCCTTCTTGAAGGTATACTTCCCATTTTCAATAATGGGATTGCCTTCTTTATCTTTGACCACATAATCATGATTAATATCATTGGTGTCATTTAAAAGTTCCAAATAATAATCGGTAAGTAGACCTTTAAATTTAATTCGTTGTCTAGTATCAGTTCTGTCTGTTTTGAGTTTGTCTAGGTAAGCAATAAAATTCTCCAGCTCATATTTATATAGCTTCATTTGATCTCCTTTAATTTTGAAGTTTTATAATTATTTAATTTCTACATTTAATCCTTGTCTAATCAACCCATTGTACAAGGCGGTAATATGACTATTAGTGTTTCGTAATTCCTCTACAGTCTTCTCTACAAAAGGTCTAGGTTTGTTAGAATATGCAAATTCGTAGCGGTAGCCTTTGCCTGTTTCTACGACTTGTCCAACGTTTACGCTACCATCCATACGTCTACTCTCTACGGAAACCGTACTCTGATTAACCATGTTTACTATCATATTGCGTTTGTCGATTAAACCGCCTTGTTCTTTCTGTCGTTTATATAATGTAGGATCGTAAACATCGTAAACATCACTTTGGATTTTATTTTTCATGGTTTCTTTTATCTTATTTGACACTTCAATTTGCAATGAGCTGGTTAATTTTTGTTTTATCAACTTCTCTAATTCGGAAAAGTTATTCGCTGTCGTCATTTTGTTCTACCTGAATATTATTTAGTTGTTCATTTGCTTTTCGCTCAATTTCTTTATACATTTCCTGAATCTCTTCAAAGCGTTTTTCTACTTTTCTGATTTGGCTCTCTGGTAACTCATTCATTACCTCAACAAAAATATTTGCGTTCAATAAGTTCTCATATACTTTAATCAATGTTTGAAAGTCATTCTTGTTTGGGATAGGTAGATCTGTAAATTCACGCAACATCAAAGTGAGTCCAATTTGTTCAGCAATCTGACTAAACATCAACTCTGTCAGTTGCTTATCATCAATACCCTTAACAACTTCAATCAATCCTGTGAAAATATTATTAATAGATGTATCTTTAAATTGTTGGAAAATGGTAACTTCAAATTGTCCATTAAGGATCGAAATTGCTTTCTTTTCATTAAATTTGTTATTCAGTTTATTCAGTTCTGATGCTGTAAGCTTTTTAGTCATTATTACACTCTCCCTTTATTGTGGAAATGTTTCATCCAGTACTTTAGACCATTTTTCTTCCCATCTTTTACTATCAAATGCCATCGAAACTTCACGTGCATTTTTACCAAATGTTTCGGCTTTATCTCTATTGTGATATAAATATTCAATTGAATCACATAGATTATCTACAGTAGGCTTAATCAGCAACCCATTATATCCATCGATAATTAGATCGCTTAATCCACCTACACAACTAGCTATCACTGGTTTTCCAAATGCCTGTGCTTCAATGCAACTCAAACTTGTACCTTCTGCACCAAGAGTGGGGATTAATACTATATCTGCTTGTTCGTAAGCACGATACATTTTATTCATATCAAAATGTTCCCAGCGAACTCGATCTTGAGTATTTACCCATCGATTAAATTGCTGTTCTCCTTCGATTGTTCCTCTGCCTACAAAGTAAAACTCCATATCTGCGTATTTAGGAAGAAGTTTCTTAGATGCTTCAGCCGCCAACAAATACCCTCTTAATTCATGGAGTCTACGAGGAATAAGCACCGTAAACTTGCCTTTTCCTTTTTTCTCTCTAGGTTTAAAGGTGTCAGTATTGACATAGTTCGGTATGTATTCAAATTTATCATATAGTTTGGGATATAAAGCTTTAGTCCAACCAATAGTATTTGTATCTACAGAAACAATTTTTCCTACACGGCGGTAGCAGTCTCTAATGTATTCATTGTACCCTTTAGCGTGATACCAATCTTGAATTTCATTGTCCCACCAAATACCATGTGAAATAGCAATCGAGTTCTTTCGTGCTTCGGGAAAAGCCAGAGTAGCAACAAAATAGATAGTGTAGTCATAATTCTCCGTTCGTTTATGAAACTCAACCGTTAAATCTGGAAAAGATTCTTTATCACCGATTGGGCAAGGGATGCCAGTTATTTTTACATCCTTGAAGCTCTTTACCCAAGGCGTAGTAGATGCTTGAAAAACATCTACACTATAATTCTTTTTTTTTAATAGACGTACGAGATCAATCAAATACCTTTCGCCGCCACCCATTTGAGTGTATGTTCCAGTTAAATCAAAGAATTGCGTTGTCAAAAGTGCTACTTTTTTCATCTTTTTCTCCTTTGAAAAATTCCTTAATAGAGCCATTAATGATTTCAAATCTATCATCCCATGAATTAGTTTTAGCCACTTTTTTGGCTTTATTTTTATAGTCATCACTCTTGGATAATTTAATTGCTTTTTGAATATTTTTTAAAAATTCTTTGTGGTTTCTGCTTACCAATACTACGTCTTTATAATCATCCATTTCAGGAATGTCGGTTGCTACTACTGGAGTACCATGAGCGAGTGATTCATAAACTTTCAAAGGATTGCTGAAGTCACTGATTTGACAGCGTTGGAACGGGAGAAGGGTAACATTGGCATGTTGATAATAAGCTTGAAGTTCTTGGTAACCTTTTGAACCCAAATAATGAACCCCTTTAGGCATTTCTTTAATACCCCAAGGTAGTCCAACAACCAAAACTTGATATTTCTTTGCTATTTTCTCCATAAGCAACAGGTCGCACCAATTTGATGTGAGTGCACCTGAAAATAACACAATAGGCTTACTACTATCTTTGAATGGAATCAAATCATCAGGAATAGGATAGTCAAGTTCACCTAATTCATCAAAACATGCATTTCGAACCAAGCGTACATTTTTATGTTGCTTACCTCTTAGCTCTAAAAGAGGTTTAGAGGCGGCCAATATAATATCTGCCTTATTTATCATGTTTTCTTCCTCGTGTTCATTTTCTGGAAAATTATCCAGTGAATCGTAAATTACTAAGTCGGCTTCAACACTCTCTAAATCTATATGGCGCATAGCCCAAGATGAAAAGTAAATGTTAACTTTAGAATGTCTTTTTAAAAAAACTTCCCAGTTATGATAAACTTCAAGTGTATCAGAGATGCGATCACGCACTTTATCTGTTCGTTGAGTGTAATTAACCCAATAGACCATGTATCCATTTTCAGAAAAATACTTCATAAGGTGATGTGGTCGTTGTTGTAGCGGCTGATCGAAGTCTATTGTATTCGCATAAACAATCGTTTTTAGTTTCATTTAGCTCTCCCTTAGATAATTTTCAAGATATTCTAAACTCATAATATGGTGTGAAAACACACTTAAATCACAAAAAAGCTCAAAGCCTTTGCTCTGAGCCATCCTACAAAAATATGCGTCTTCTCCTTGTGGATGAAAACCGTACTTTACTGTCTTATAAACTTTACGACTTAACATTATTACTGCACCTGTAAGATCAACAGGTATTAGAGATGTAGAAGAAAGGCGTTGTGTGTTCTTAACTTGATAATTAACGATATGCTCATATATGCCATCGTCTTTTCTTAGTTTCATAATATTAGGGTATGTATAAGGTTTTTCGGGACAAACAATATATCCGTTCCAGATTAGTCCTGATATGATATCCTTATTGTGATTGAGTAGATTATTAATGATATCAGGCTGCACGAGGATATCCGTGTCTATAAACATCAGATGATCAGTTTTAGTTTTTGACATGATATAATTCCGTAATTTACTCAAATGATCGTATATAAAATTATTTCTTACATTGGCATCTCTTTTGTCCTCTGGGGTATTACGATTATATAGATCAATTCGTATGTTTTTATATACGTGTTTATTTTCTTTTTTAAAATTACTAAGAATATCAAATGATTTATCGTTAGAATCATTTACTACAAACAATAATTCGATTCTTTCTTTTGGATAATCAATACCATAAATATGTTGTAAGTAATCAGGAAGAATCCAAGCTCTATTTCTAATTGGTGCAGCTATTGTAACTGTTGATGTATTTATAAGTTCACTTCCTAAAATTCGTGGTTGGATAATAAATACCCAACCACTTTGCAGTTTTAGTCTAATTAAACAAGCTCATCTTCATCATAAATTGTCATTACGTACGTTTCTTTACGATCTACAGGCTTCAAAATCTCAATTGGAATATCAAATACAGAAGGATCTCCTTCAGCAGCCATCGTCAAATTCCAGTTGTCCTCCATCTTAGCATCAAAGATTTGAATTTGTGCAGCAAAGTCTTGTTTTGTGACAGTATCACGGATCAAGCAATCCAAAATAAGTTCATATGAACCTGCAAACTTATCGGAACTAATTGTAATCTGCTTAGCAGAAGTACCCGATTGTGTAGTATAATATGCTACAATTTTTGTCCCATCTGCAAATTCACCAGCTTTAAACGACAGCTCTTTTCCTGTGATTGTATATTGCTTGGTTCCCAGTGTTCCAGTAGAAAATTCAATTTCTTCTTCATGTACTTGGTCTGTGGTAAGGGTATAAACACTATTCAGTCCATTTACAGGGGTAGCAGGTGTAAACTTGAGAGTAGCTTTATCTCCATTAACTTCAAGAACATCACGGTATTTAATTGGTACTTGACCACTTTTAATATCATTACCAGTCATCATTGCAATTACTTCGTTTGTAAAAATAGCGTCTTGCAACGATACCTTACCGCCACGATCTCCAGAAAAACCAACAATTCGGTTATTACCACGACCACCCATCGCATATACAGTGGTTGCAGTATTCTCAATTCCAGAAGTCTTCAAATTTTGAAGTTGGATCTTTGCCTTACCAGTTTTCTTATCATAAAATGTTGCCAATGCAACCTCACGGATTGCCCAAGTATTAGGTGTCATATATATAATCACACATCTTTCTATTTAAGTTTGTTTGCCCAATGAATTTCAGATAATTTCATATTCTTACCGTCTATCGTTCCTGCATATAAAGCAGTTATGGTGTGTCGATAATTATCAACATTATTTGTTACATAAAAGCTATTATAAATTTGATAAATATTGTATTTATACAAATCAAAAAGGCTTAAGCCATTTTCTTTGCAGCTTAAACCCGCAACTATACTATGTAGATCAATTTTTTCTTTTGGCTTTGGCTGCCTTGTACGATTCTTCAAAATCATCTCAATCATAGCTTTTGCTTTAGAATTAGCTGGTTTAAATTCTGGTTCACTCTGTATTTCTACGTTGTTGCCCAATCTAAGTACTTTCTGAATTTCATTGAAATTAGAATGATCTATTTGACCATCTCCAATTCGAATGAACACATTATCTTCTGATTCATTCATTACAGGATGAAGTCCGAAAAATAGCTCAATTGCTGAGAAAGCAACTTGAAGGAAACTGGGATCATGGTAGCAATTAGCGTAGAAAATATCGAAATTTGAAACGTCTTCTTTGATGCTACCTTTAAACATGGTACGATCAACTAGTAACGCTGCCAAGTAAGAATTGTATATAGACATATTTAAATCCACTATCGTTTCTAGCGTGGGGATGTTTAAGAATCCTGCCTGTGGAATATAAATCGGTCTACCACCGAGTAATTTAAAATGTAGATCTAGTTCATCCACATAATCACAACCTATTGAATTCCCACATTTTATACCTAATAGACATACCATAGTAACTATTGTTAACTACTAAATCCCCAGCGCTATCGTATTGTAATTTTCCAATGCTGATTCCGTCTATTCCATTAAATATCCTATCAATTTCTTGAATAATAAAATCAGTACGGGTTTTACCGTAGTCTGTTTTCATTAGATCTTTATGCGTAAACACATTCAGAGTAATATATCCAGATTTATATGCATTATCTACTAGCTGAAATCCATTGAAGGCCATTGTAATAAACGTCTTTTTTTCAACTGCTGTTTCTGGGATAAAAGTATATGGGAATATATTCTGATACAATAGTTCTTCTGGATACTCTACAGATTTATCCAAAAAGTTCTCTTGATTATTGGAAACTGCTTTGGATATCTCATCTGACTCAAGTATCTTGTTAGCGATGATCAATTTAGCTTCGCTAATACTTTGATGATTTCCTATCTACTTCACCTCCCTTCACAGTTATTTGACTGTATAATCTCGTTTCAACTCATATTTAACGAAGCCACCATAATCCACTTGTCGCATATCATCAAAAGTCGAGATAGCAACTTTCGCTTGATCTAGTGTCATAGGAATAGTTCTGTTAATTTCTTCACCTAAACTATTACGAGTAATCATGGTGTACAGATTACCATTCACCGTCAACTCACCAAGTTCATAGATGATACTCACACACTTCAGAGCGTCGAGAGCAGAAGCAGAGCTTACATGATTAGTTTTGCTATAAGCAATCTTCAACTTGTTATCAGTAGCAATGGAATATGCATAAGCATACTGTGGATCGATAGCTACATCCAAATCAGCGTCAATGATTTCAATAGTCGGTGTTGCACTGATCACAATATCTCCGTCCAATCCAGACGAATGTTGCCTTGCATACGGCAATGCACTAAAAACAAGCCAATCATTAACGTTACCTTTCTCATGTTTTTCAAGTTTGAGTTCACCGAAGCGAACGATTGCCTGTCCCATATAATCACCTCTTAATTAAAGTAATGACTTAACTTTTATCTTCTTAGAAGTTATTGATAAGCCATTCATATTTTTTACATGCAAAATGAAGCTACCCAATTCCTTGTTAGCTTTGACCTCACAAGTATTAGTAACGCTATCCTGAGTAATGATGCTTGCTAGTTTAGAAGGTAAAACACCATCTTCTGCTGTGACATAGAATTGACTTTCATCTACATAAACTTCACCATTTTTAAAGAATTCACAGCTATATTTCTTGGTTCGATTGGCAGTAACCGAATCATCGCCGTTGATTACAACTGTATAGTTACTACTTTTGGTCTCTGTGATACTCACTAGTGTTTGTGCTAAGGCATTTTTATAGTTAATGCTCACAGTCACCGTTCCAGCTTCTTTAGGAGTTAGTAATCCATTTGAAGAAATATCAGCAATCCGATTGTTATCAACACTATATGTAAGAATGGGATTCTCAATAAGTTTATCGTGATTTTTCACAGATGCTTGTACTTGTAATGTTTGATTTAGATTGATTGTGCTAAAGCTTTGATTAGCAATTTCAATGTGATATTCTGCAACTTTTTCATGATAATCAGCAATACCTAATTCTAGGTTATCGGTAGCAGGGTTATACGAATCTGATTGTAAACTCAGGTTAACTAATCCCTCATCACTCACAAAATCATAATCAATCACTCTAAACGCCTCATCGCCAAATAAAAACCGTTTATCTCGTCTCAGCTTTTTCGTATGAGAATTCAATTGAACTACAATCTGTCTTCTTCCATCGGGTAATGGCATTACTTTGCCTTCTTCAACACCAAAACTTGAACGACTGTTGAAATAGAAAACAGTAGGTTGGATTTGAATGTCTCCATTTTCATCAACCCATTTAAGCTGCTGATTGCATCTCTCCATTACCCCTTGAGAAATTACATTTTCATTTGGATTCGTTTCAGTTACTAACCAATAACTATCTTTCCACTCTACTAGATCACCCGGTTTTACTGGATCATCTATAGGGTTCGCTGCAACTTTACGCATATCTTTTTTGGAATGGGACATAATCAGAAGTTTCTTCTTTATGCCGTTTACCACTACATCGGAAGCTAGAAGAGTGTTATCAAAGTTTCTCATAATCTGATTTCTCATTTTATCCAGTTGAATATCATTTCTTTTTGTAACCTTATAGGCGTTGTTTATCTTCATAAAGTAGCTTATATCCAATAAAAACACCTCATTCGCTATTGTATTCCGAATAGTCGATAGATTTTAACTTCCCACTAATTCTGTCTCTCGATTGATAGTGATTTAATTGCATATTATTGTCTTTTACCATTCCATAATACATATCCATAAACGTTTTTCTTTCATTGGCAGGACTGAATACTTGCAAATCTTTAGGACTAAATTGTATTTGGAAAGCTTTTAATAAAGAAAAGTCTCTTTCATAGTGCTTTTCTCGCATCAATGAACTCAATATATCAATTTCAATATTTGTCAGATCATCTTTGAACTCTTTACTATCTTCATCGTATTCAAATGAAATGTCAGGCACTATAGCCAAGAGTAGCCTACTAATTGATTCTTTTAAATATTCTTCTGCTCTGTCATTGGCTATGTCCATAGACTCTTCGTCTGAAACATTTTTATATGTAAAAAAGTCAATGTCTTTTTCAATCTTTCTAAGAAAGGAGTTGATTATTTTACTTGCTGGAGTTGACATATCTCACCCCTATTCACTCACAGGAGTAGTGGTGTTTTCTGCCTTATCAACGGCTTTTTTCGATTTTGCTTTCTCTTTGCCGTACTTCTCTTCATATTCAGCACGAATTTTAGCTTCGACTTCTTCTCTAATACGAGCTGTAGCAGCAGCACGTTCATTTTCGATTCTTTCAATCTCATTTTCGGCATCTGTCTTTGCAACAATAATCTCAGTTTGCAACTTGCCTTGATAGATTTCTTTATATCTAATTTGAATCGCATTTTTTACACGTCCAGAAATATCATGTCTACCTGAATTATCTAGTTGGATCAAAATACCACGTACACGTTCAAACAGAGAAGTACTTCTAATAGCAAGCAATCTCTCAATCCCTTCTTTCGTGGGATTCAAGATAATATCCTCGATATCAGTATCTTTTAAGATGTTTTGCCAATCACTAATACCTAATTTCTCATATACATCCTTTTCTTTTTCTTTGGAAAAACGCAAGAATCCCTCACGAAAAATGTTAGATTGATTATTGATGTTTCTAATTTCACTAAAATACATCTGAATCGAAAAAGGATTGTCTGTCATAGCAGGTTCAAACTGATGTCCCTTTGGGTTTAAATGAGTTACTACACAAACTGTACTGTTCGAAAAGTTAAATACATCAATTAGAGTGTTGTCGTTAAATTCTTTAGTCATAAATTCTCCCTTCAATTTATTAGAGAGGGAATCATCCCTCTCAATTATTAATCTATTTTATGTAAGAATAATTTTTGCTACCTTGTCAATTTTGTTAATATTAGTTCCAAATTCAAAACCCGTAATCTTAAGGCTAATTTGTTCTCTGTTATTGTCAAAGGTCTCATACACACGCAAATCTCCACGCATATCAAGAGTACCGATTTTATCAGCAATACCGAATATACGTTTATCTGGGAGCAATTTTTCATTTTTCCCTGTCAATTGAGCGCCAGAAATATGTCCAATTCTGACACCATTATAAAAATTAACAAGTCCATAACGATTTAGATTGTTTTTCATTTCTTCTGACATAAAGGATTGATACCCATCCATACGAGCAATTTGTTGAGTGTACTTGCTCAGTGAAATAGCAAGAGGGTTCGAACCACGATCAGAAAGATATAATTGCAGCGCATCCATTGCAGCAATGTTAGTAGTGGCCCCACCAGCATTAATGACTTGCTCACCACCTGCAATTACTGCATCAATTAGAGAGAAGATATCATAGAACATTTGGTTCTTTAGGGCTTCGCTTCCGAATGTAGTCAGACTTGCTACAGTTTTAAATCCATTTCGACGAAGGTCAGCATAACTGATTTCTGTTTCGACTTGTTTGTGTTTCCATTGTGGCTTAGTTACTGTCAAATCAAGATAAGACTTCTCAACGTTACCACCTTTTGCACTATCATAAGCCACAAGAGTATTTTTATAACTCTCAATTGTAGATTTATCATCAAACTCACCGATTGAACCACGATCAAACATAGCATCCAACAATTCATCTGGTACATCATAAACTTCTGGAGCAACAACATTAACAATGTAGTTGGACAGTTCATGGTCAAAGTCAGAACCCTTTGTACCAATATCTTTTGCCCAAGCATCCACAACTGTAGAAATCTCCTTTTCTTCAGATGTTAGTGAGGCTGCTTTGCCCACTTTTGATGCCCATTCGTACATTTTTCCTTTTTCCTGCATTAGACTAGCAATTTCAGTATTTTTCATAAATTAATATTCCTCCTAATTATAGTACCGCAATTTTTGCCAAGGTGTGTCCATTCTCTTTAACTTCGCCAACATATTGATATTTGGTTTTTGCAGAACTTTTTTTGAGTTTTCCACTATCAATACCAGTTGTTTCAACTTCTACAAAGTCTCCATCTACAAGACCAGTTACAAACTCTGATGTAGCATAAACTTCACCAGAAACAGGAGTCTCTAGAACTACAGGCTCATTGGCTACGATACTTTCCAATCTTGGATCATAGTCAGACAGTTCGCCTTCTAGACTAAGTAGACCAGTAGGATAGCTATCTTTAGTAATCCAAAACAATCCTTCTTGTGAAGTCGGGACAATTGCTGTTTTAGTTACGTAATCCTTTTGGACTAGGCGACCTCGAATAGTTGGTGTTGCAGATTTAAAAGTTGCATCTGCTGCTTTAAATGGGTGTGTAATTAAGTGTCTAAGCATTTATATATTCCTCCAATTAGTGTTTATTTAGAAAAGACGACATGACAATTTTATGATCTAAAGCATCCTCATCTTCATTAATATTTCGCTTACCTTGTGGTGCTTGAGATTTTTGTTTACTACCTGTAGAAGCTACTAATCGTTCAGCAATCAAAACTTTGATTCCCTTTTCATCAAGCTCATCGATCATTGTTTTAATTTCACTGATCTCTAGTTCTTCCTTAGTGATGAAACCACTAGAGGACGCAAACTCCTTCAACTGTTCTCTCTTTTGAGAAGTCTCCTGTTCAATTCGTTTGCTTTCAGCTTCTTCATATTTAATTTTGAATGGCTCCAATGTATCTACAGATGCTTGAAGACTCTGAATTTTTTCGCTTGCTTCAATAAGCTCATTTTCTTTTGTTTCTAGCTTTTTCGAAACTTCTTCCAACTGTGAATTCAATTGAATAATCGGTTCTTTTTCTGCAATAATCTTACTTAGTTTAGAAATAGTACCCTCTCCAACAGTCACAGCATCTTCTGAAATCGTATATGTAAACACAATATAGTCATCTTCAGAATCGCGTTCAATGTCATATGCCAGTACCTTATGTTCTTCAGGATAGATTTCCCAAACCGAATAACAAGGGCTACTATTCCATCCTTTGGGATTCAAAGCTTCTCTGACTTTTTGATGTAGGTCTCTTGTTGTCAAAGCAGACGTTTCTTGTTTTTTAGGCAAATCGTTTTCCTCCTTATCCTTTTGATTTTGAATATCCGAAATCCAAGCCTCAGCCAATTCCATGTCGAATTCACTAGAAGCTACTTCCAAAACTTTGCTAGTTTCATAAGCTGGTGTTACAGAGGAACCAAGCAAAGCATGTCCAAAGAATTCTCCTTTGTCGATCACCTTAACAATTTTCCCATTAATGGTTTCTTCATGGCTTTCACTGACTTGTATTTCCCAAGAAGTTTTAATTGTGTTGGCACGACTTCTCAATACCTCGTATGCCTGAGAATATCTTTTCCACACGTCTGCTTCTGCAACTATGTATTCTTTTTCATCAATAGTTTCTATGGCTACGCTTTTAAAAGTACCAAAAGCGGACGTATCAAATTCAACACTGCTGTATTCTTTTCCTTGTGCATCGACCTTTTTAACAATTTTCGCATTATGGCTTGTAAAATCGGAAATCCCCGAACTAGAGGTAGCTATTTTGCCTACTACTGGCTGCCCAACCAAACTAGATACCCAATCATCAATCGTTTCTCTGTTTAGAGATACATTGTTCTTATTAGGCTCAAAATCGCAAATAATAAACTTTACGTTTGCTTTGGTTGAACTTTCTTCATTCTCACTCAGTATGATTTGGTGGTTACTCGTAAATTTCGCTTTTTTCATTACTATTTATCACCTCCTTACCCAAACTCGATTCTTTGTTCCTTCAGAACAGAGTTAATTTCTATAGATTCATCTATTGCTAATTCATCTACTTTGACCTCAGTAATCTGATTATTCTTAATAGTCAACACAAAACTCTTATTACATATCGGACACACAAATGCAGTTATCATTCGCCATTCCTTCTATCTTGATCCTTAATCTGTTTATCAGGATTTTTATTATCGACAGGTCTACCACTAGTCGAATCTCCCGAATTTGTATATACGGTAAGACGTGGAGCAAACACTTCGTCATACCCTTCTTCATTTTCTTTCATACGTCTTTGCTTCTCATCTTCAACATCTATACCCAACAATCCATAAACGGTTGAATAGCTTGCATTTAATTTACTATATAGAATCTCAGCAATTTTCAACTTCAAATCTTTGTCTAATTCCTCAGCATCAATCAATTTAATAGTAGGACAGTACTCTAGTGGAATTCCGTTATCTTCTAAAACTACCTTGTACCATTTTTCAAGAATATCTTCCAATTGTTCAGATATCTTATTTATAGTCTTCATTAGTTCAGTAACAGAAATGTTTGCAGCGGTAAAAGACTGTCCGTTGCCTACATTTAAAAATCCAATACCAAGCGATGTCATCTGTTTATTTCTATGATAATTGACACTGTTAATATTTGTACTTTCAGTCTTAGGTTCAACATATTTTATATCTTCAACAAAACCTGCTCCTGTGTATACAACAGTCTCATTTTTCCACGCTTTCATAAATTCTGTATGTGCGTATGACATTTCTTCGAATGATTGTTTCTCTCCGTGTTCACCCATAATTTCTTTATGTAGCTTTATGAAGAGTATCTTCTTACCCTTAGCTTTAGCATTTATCCTATCACTTCGTTCATAGGTGTCTAATATAATCGATGAACTTAAAGATCTAAATATAGGAGTAAGCCCATACTTTCTATTCAGGTTATTTACTCTTACGATTCCAGAATTTCTAATATCCAACTTGGTATATGTATCTTTGTTTTTGTACGCTACATAAATTTCATCTGGATAGTTATTCTTGATTTCGTCGTCCAGATCATTAAAAAATAAACTCTTACCTCTTTTAGATTTTTTATTTGTCTTTTGAAGTCTCGATTTGAGTTCATTTACATTAATCAATAAATAAGGTTCTCCATTGATTTCATAGTCACTTACTTCAACAACGCCTAATGGATAAGTGTCAACGATATAACTCCCCTTATTTCCTCTGAGATACATTGGATAGTTTCCCTCGACATAAGCCAAAGGAATAGACTTTCTCATTAAGTTTTTAAGATTGATTTGTTTATTGAAATTTTCAATAACTTCTTTGGTTGTTTCTAAGGTGTTCTCATTACGACCATTTTTCGCTTCAGGATAGGAAAGGCGATATTCTGTATTGATGTTACTTTCTATTGTTTCGTATACTTTTCCGATAAGATCATCTTTGTTTATAAAATATTTAACCAGTGAGTTGATCTTTTTAATTTTATTCAAATCATTTTGAGGATTATCAGCCAATATATCTAACTCTTCAGAAGTAATCGTTGTTTTTCCCAAAGAAGTTTCATTTAGGTAGGCTGAATATTGGTTATGACTGTTTCCAAACTGATACATAGCTTGCTCAAGCCACTGTTTACCTTGTGCTTCTGAGGTGAGAACAACAGTATCTTCATCGACCTTTCCTGCGTATTTTATAGTAAAATCTTCAATTTTCTCAGTCACATAATGCCTCCTTTCTTTAAAATTCTATAGCTGACACAAACGATGGAGCATTAGCCCAGTCGATCTTCTTTGTTTTTTTCTTGGTGATACTTTCACGTCTTAAATTACGTAAGTACCACGCCAACATAGCAATTGTATATGCACGGTCATCGCCAATTTTATTCTCTTTTTCAGGTGGTAAATCATAACGAACATTCCCATTTGTACTTTTGAACGAATAAATGCTGACTAATTCCTCTTTTGCAATATCTACGTTTTTCAAAGCGATCTCTTCATCCAAGGAAAGTTTGTGTTCTTTTGGTTCTCCATCTTTTTCAACTAAAAATAGCGAACCTTTACCATCATATGTTTCTGTGAAGCTAATTAAATCTAGATTCATCATCTCAATAAGCGCATCGAACATATCTCTTTTAAATTTCTGAGGAGATACTAATGTTAGAGACTTGTTAGCAGAAGGATATTTGTGTGCATGTACCGCATATTCATCATGTTTTGCATCAATCAAACCCTTATGCTTATTTCCCGTTGAATCTATCCAATCTTCTAGTAAACCATCTGCCCAAGAAGACACACCGCCACCACCAGCCCCAGAATCTATTAGCACTTGAAGGATATTTTCATAGTCTGCTCCTTGTGAACCGTTATAATCGAGTAGTAATTGTTTAAAATGTTTGATTTGGTCTGGTGTTTTCATAGGTGTTTTTTTCTTTTTTGCTATATCTACAAAACTAACAGAATTAGAAATACTCATTCTCCAACCATGATCATCATCATAATAAAACTCGGCAGGAGTGCAGATAGAATTATCATGTTGTCTGGCAGGATCGACAGCGAGGACAAATTTTTTGGTTCCATCATTAGCCAACACAGGAACACTAACTTTTGAGTTTCTAATAATAGAAGCTCGTTTAATAATCTGCTGATCAGAACCCTCAGTGGTGAAAATATTTTTATATTCTCTCATAGCCTTCTCTTTATTTTCTCTCATGGCTGTATCAACTTTTTCCTGAGAGAGCAATGATACGGGGTATAATTTACCATTATATGTAGCACTTATTACTACGTCACTGCTGATATCAGCGACGAAATAGCGTCTATCACCAAGAAACATTTTTTTAGCAAAGTCTTTATATTTTCTATAAAAATATGTATCAGTCGATGAAGCTGAAGATGCATATATAAGTTGATTGGGAAATTGCAAAGGCTCTAATTGCACATCAATATCCCCACCTAACTTAAAGTCACTATTCTGAACTGTAAACGGTTCTGAAGTTGTAAATAAGTCGTCAGGAGCAAATCCACTTTCATCATAAAAGTTTAAATTACTTCTCTTACTTCTGTTGTTGTCAAAAGAGCCATTTAGAGAGCGTACAACACTACCGTTATACAAAGAATATTGATAGGAAGCAGGATTATGAGTAAATCCATCTGTATTAGATGAACTTTTTACTGTTTCATTATAAAAAATATCAGTCAAGCCAGTAAAAGAAGATATTTCTCTTTTAGCAATTCGTTCAATCTTCATAAACATCTCTTGAGACTGTGACCCCACACCTGCTAATATATAAGCTTCAAATTTTGGAATAAGTAGCGATTTAGCCATTATAAATGGAGAGCCAAGAGTAGTTTTACCGCTACTTCTACCCATACACCATAAGACAAAAGGTGTTGACCAGCTTTCCATAAACACATACTTTTGATAATCGAGTAGCTCTAAACCAAAAAATCTCTCTACAAATTTAACTGGGTTTTGCCTTCCCCATTGGATAATCTTGGAAAACTTTAGATAGCCATCAATCTTTCTTTGAGACATTGCTTCCTTAGACATATATCTCACCATAATCTTTTAATGTAATTTTTAGATTTCTATTTTCTTCTTTTAAAGTTGAATTATCATTTTCTAAGGTAACTATTTTTTCTCTCTGCTCACTTATCATTTCTGCATAATCATTTTCATCGAATTGTAGCTGATTTATTATACTTTTGTGGCTTATATCGGCTACTTGCCTCATGCCCTCAGTAGTATCAATATCGAATACATTTACATTCGCCTCTTCAAACCCTTTTTCTTGAAGTTCCTTGATAATCCCTGATAAAGTACCAGCACCTTTACTTTTTTTGTTATTATGATTCTCAGAAATGCCATTGTCCTTGGCTAATGCCAACACTGACTTAAGTAATTTATCTTTAGCATCACCTAATGACTTGATTTTTCCCGGATTCTCTACTAGTGAATCAATATCGGAATTGAGTGTAGTTATAGCATTATTTATTTTATCTACTTGACCAAAGGTTTTAACAATTTCAATTACTGAAGGCAGCTTAAGACTGTCTTCAAGAGTTGCATCATCTAAATAATCAACCAGTCTATTATACAAAAGAGGTCTGTCCTCTGTTTTTTCGTAAATAAATGGATCATATCCGATTAATCTAATTACATCTTGTTTATTCTTGTTGCTGGTCTCTAAGAACTCAATTTGTTCTTGATCCTCTTGTGAACTATCTTCCTCTGTTGATGGCGGTAGCATTTCAGTTATTGTTTTATTCGGTTTCTGAGTTGTTTCTTTTTCATCGCTATCATTCCAAGTTAATTCTTTAAAATCTTTCATACCAATTGACTTCATATATAAGCCAAAGTGATTTGAATTCTTCGTCTCGGCTTCTTCTTTTGCAGATTGCCATATAGAATAAATAAAAGGACGATTGATATTCAACAGTGTGTCTTTGACGGTTTGTATATTGTTATAATCAACGTTATCCTTTAGACAAGACTTGCAAATACTAAGTCTTCCGTCTCTATCAAATTTATTGCTGGAAACATAAAATTCATCCAATTTTAAGCTCTTCCCACAAGTTCTACAGTCTTTTAATGTTTTTGTCTCTCCCATATATTCACCTTCCCTTTATCAAGCTCCCATAAAAAGAAATGAAAAGGAGGATCGGGAGGGAGAAGCCCGGTTTTACATTCCTTATAGCAGAAACAACCTACTTTACAAATAAAAACAAATAAACGGACAAGTGATTTGTCCGCTTCGCTTCTTTCTATTTGTTGAATTTAATCTTGTATGTACATTCAATCTCATTACCCTCTAGAACTATATATTTCTGCATAGGTGACGCAAAATAGCGTTTAGATACACTGTAATCATCTGGCCCCATTAAGCTGCCATTTACAATGGTCTCTGTACGTCCAAATTCTTTTTCAAAGTTATGGTGGATATGAGCTGAGAAGATTACCTTAGGTACAAATCCAAGCATCTGAGGTATGTTTTTGGCAGACGTGTTAGCTGAATCTACATCACCATGACAAAATACAAATTTCTCTCCATCGATTTCCTCTACATAATATCCGTCTGCATCACGAACGATTTCAATATTACTAAAATCCTTCAATCTAGCGTTCATAAACCAAGGAATCAGGTACTCAAGGTTCTCTGTAAACACTGAATCATTCTTGTTGCTAATTAATCGGCTATGATTGCCTATGATATTGATAAATTTGATTTTATTATGATGTTTTGACAATTCAGCCAATGCTTCTGACATGGCTTCTGCTGCAATCTGGATTTGTCTAATTACATCCTCGCCGGATTGTACTCGTGCAGACACATGAATTGCTCCATGCAGTGCATCTCCTAGGTTAGCGATGATAATTTCACCAATATTATTCATACTGCTATATTCAATGGTCTTACTTACAAGATGTTTTAGACGACTACGAAACACATCAATACTATATGTATTAAAACTATTACTAAATTCAGATCCAATATGCCAGTCTGACCAAAGAGCAATCCCCTTTTTCTCACTCCCCAATGTTGGGGGATCAGATTTGGTAAAGCTCAACGGCTTATCTATGCTTAATTCTTTGATTGCTAAAACTACTTCATCTTTTAAATGCTCAAATCTTGCTTGCTGTCTAATTAGATTGCTAAGTTCACGCTTCTGATCTTGAAGTTTAACCTTTTCCTTTTGGAATGTAATAGTTTTATCCTCAATCTCTTTAAACATATCTTGATTACTTACGGATTCAATACCATGTTGAACTCCAGCTTCAAAATTCTTGTACCATTTACGATAAGCAGATTCTGTAAAATTTGCATCCAATTCTTTATTCAATGCTTCAGCAACGTCATTCCAAGTATCTAAATCGAAAAGTTCACGATCCTTACAGATGCGATACTTATACTCTATTTCTGTCTCATCTGGTTTGCGTTTGATTGTCATATAAGTTATTCTTCCTCCACAACATGGCTTGGATCAAAGTCCGATGCAAGCGTCAGAGAAATATTCCCACCATCAAACTCTTGGAGCAGTGATTTAACATCAAATACCTGAATTCCATTTTTATCTTCATGGGTGATCGTCATGTTATCCATATTAAATAACCCAGTGCGATTAACTGTTTTACTATCTTTATTCTTAGCCATTGTACATATCTCCCTTATGTATTATGTATAATTTTTATTTAGATCGGATGCTACTCCTTCGCTTTGTCTCTGATTGGATATTTTTCATTAAGCTTATCTAGTTCCTCAAGTTCATCCACTACGTCATACCAATCTGCATCATGCACTGTTCCACCTGTATATTGCTTAAGAATTTGTTTGTCGTTCTTGCTCATATGTATCTCCCTTTGCTAATTCTGCTTTGTACTCTCGCCAAGTTTTACAAGGCAACTCACCTGTACGTATCTGTTGCATTTCAATTAGAAATTGTTTAAGCGATTCTCTTATGTCTCTTGGATCATTAAATGAATTTTCAATATCATCACGACTTAACTTTTTATCTTTGATTGCTTTTTGGATAATTCGACGTGAGTCTGATAGGTAGGTACGTTTCATACTTTGCCCCTGAGTTCTCTGCAAATAGCTTGAGCATCGATATTATGTATTGTTTTAAGCGATCCTCCAGCTCGTATGGCTTGAGTTTTCTTTTCTTCTGTCATATTCTTTCTGTGTTCTTCTAGTCTTAATTCCATTAAGGCTTTATCTAAGTCGTTAATAGTAAAATTTCCTTCTGCCATAGCTCTCCGAGCAATTTCTTTCATACGCTCTAAGCCACTCTTTTCCTCAAACCATTCCACATGATGAGGATTCGTTGGATCAAGTTGAATCATATCATTCGCTCCTTCATCATGCAGGAGCGCGTCCTTACTTATAAAGTCTAGTTTATCTCTTAAATGATCATATCTATTGTTCATCTGATTTCCCTATCCCTTTAAATGATTCGACCAGTTTCTTATGATTTTCAATTGATCTTTGCGTTGGCTTATTCCTTACAGAGTCCAATAGTCTGCGTGCATCTTCACCATATAGAGTAGGAGTTGGTGCAAGTTGAGTTTTTGACTTTCGAATATGATACTCGTTGATTTGGTTAGACTTAATTTGATTATATTTGTTTAATGAAGCCTGTAATTTATCTATGAATCCTTGCGCTTCCTTTGGTGACATCCATAAACAAACTTCTTTCCATGTCTTATCATTTGGATAAATACTAAAGTATGTATCATTGCTACAAGCATCTTTTTGTACAAACTCAACAGTGTGATCGTCGTTATATTCATCGTATTCGAATCTCATGTATCGTCCTCCAATTTGATTTTGTATCGTAAAATAATAAAACCCTTTGATAACAAGGGTTTGTGTGCATTACGTATAAAATTGTACCCTTGGTATCGTAAAAACATAGATGTTTTAAGGGATTTCAGCATATTTCAAGTTCAAATAAGGACAGTTGATTCCAAAACAGATATATAGCATGTATGAGGTGGGTGTAAAAAAGTCAATGATTATGCGGACTTTTTGATTAATAGACGATGCAAATAACGATAAAAAATAGGCTGATTTAAGGGTGAAAATTGATCAAATTTAGGAGTCAAAGATAGAGGTGAAATTGAGTCAAATTAATAAAATAACTTCAGTGTGTAGGTAGATGTGCTACTGAAATATTTGTAAATTATAGTTGATATTTGGGTGTAAATATACCCCCCTCTTATGCTTATATCAGGTATACAAGATATATTGTATTACTGTTACAACCCACAGGAATAGACCGACTCACAATTGATAACGGTCAGAGCACATAATATTTATTTTACAAAATTTGTATAATATTATGATTCAAATTTAAATTTTATTCCTAATCCGTTTTCAGGGTCAATTGACCTTATAATTAATTATCGTTGTCATAACGTTATTACGCTGGAATATGACTTTTATATCCAATCTAATCCATATACAATATGTATACTTATGATACTAATTGTATCTAATCAGTCCCACTACTCGCCTCTATCCGCTCAATAACTGCACATAACAACGATAATACGATAATTTATACTATACAATTCATTATTTTTATGTTATAATTATATATGTAAGGGATACACACCGAAAGGTGGTGACACCATGCAAGAATACATACCTTACATTGCTCTAATCATAAACTTTCTCGGTTTTGCGCTTCGGATTCTCAAATTCATCTTTGATGAAAAACGAGCAAGACGCAAAGAGGAAACAGAACGATTAGACAAGCTTAAAGAAGCTAAAAATAAAAAGAGTGCATTTCCTCCTAGAAAGGAAACACACTCCAAGCGTTGAAGCTTCAAAACATCTAAGGGAATCGAAAGTTGGTTCCCTTAGAACCCAACTACATAATAACATACTCATTGACTATAGGCAACAAACAGGGGGAATTGACTATGAAGCGATTTATTAAACGTATACCATCAGATGTATTGCTTATCATCTGTGCAGTATCATCTTTGTTCATTGAGTATCCACACCCATTAAACATCTATGCTTGGACACTAGCAGCTTTAATGCTTATACTGGGTGTAACAGGCATTGTACGTAACAGACATACAAAGAAATAGCCACACAAGTAATACCACATAAAATAGGTTGTACACTACGTCCCCAATAAACAAGTCTAGATAATTACATCTAGGCTTTTTTTTGTACCATTATTCGTATCCTTACCTTCTATCCATCCTATTCTATAAATAAACAATTAAATATAATGAAATATTTCTTTACATCCGATATCGGACATGTTATAATATATATATAAGGAAGGAGGTGATAATAAATGAAAGAACTTCTACCATATCTGACTTTTCTTCTCTCCTTGACAGTCTTCATCACAAATGAAAGACGAGTCAGACGAAAAGAACGAGAAGAACGCTTGAAAGAAAATCAAGCAAAAATTGAAAAAGGTACGTTCCCTCCGCGAAAGGAAACGCACCGCAAACGTTAGGCAAAAACATTAAGGGGAATCCAATTGGGTTCCTCTTATAGTCATTATACAGATATCCGTTGAATATGGTCAATAAAAAATCAAAAACGCTTGATGTCCTTTATCGGACATGCTATAATAAATATAGGATATTAAGTTATGTATTTAAATATTTAGAACATATTTGTATTCAAGAAAGGAGCATGATAATTGAGAATTTCCGTGGCACAGATAATATTTATATTACTGTTTATTACCGCTGTTACTACTGGTTTCATTATGGATATGAACCCTATAAATATTACATTGATTGTTTTATCATTAATAATTAGTGTAGTGGGTTTCTTTCGTTTTCCTTCCACTCCAAGACGGAAGAATTGAGGTGATTAAACGTGACTCAAAAACATGTAAATAATCAAGACCTTAACAATAAGATAGATAATCTTATGTCACAACTTATGACGACAGATGAAGCAAATGAGCTGTGGGGCTTGAACCAAGACTATATTAAGCGTTTATGCTCGTCAGGCGTTGTTGTAGCTCGTAAGAAGGGGAAAACATGGCTAATACTCAAAGACCAGCCTAACCCGAAACAAACATGATATGAATACAACATACAAAGTCTAGCCTTAGTGGTTGGGCTTATTTCTTTGTTTCTTCTCTTCCCTCTTGATTTCTTTCAATAATTGGCTTGCTTTGCCCATCCAATGGAACAACTTTCAAATTAATTATTGACGTACGTAAATATATTTGATATAATTATTACATAAGGAAGGAGGTGAAACCGATGAGGAAAACGAGAAAAGAAGAACGACGAGATGAAAGAGTTGCGCGAATCATGCTAATGACTGCCATCATCAGCTTGAGTGCCTCAATCATCACCCTAATCACCACGCTGGTTCACTAATCAGACAAGCCCTAATGGGAGCCTTGAAAAAGGCTTCCTAAAGGGAAGGTGAAATATAAGGTGCCGTCCTTCTTAACTCGATTATACCACAAAGGGGTGTTTGTATGAAAAGTTCAAAAATGAACCAAGCTACAATAGTCATAAGTGTAATATCACTTCTTATAAGCCTGACATCTATAGCCATCCTAATTGCAAAGTGGTGATTTCATGTATTCATTTGACAGTAAAGAACACTTAGAAGCCTGGGTTTCTAAAGAGCTTGTCAGCACTGCTGAAGCAATAGAAATCCTAAATTGCACACGTCAGAACCTGCATTCCTTTGTGAAACGTGGGAAGCTTACACCTGTTAAAGAAACCAACCGTGAACGTCTATTCTGGCGCTCTGAAGTTCTTGCCCGTAAAGAAGAAGCATCAATATACAATCGTAAATAACCCGTCATTTCGGCGGGTCTTTTTGCTTTTTTTAAAGTAAGGGACTCCAAATGTGTGCTTTTTATATTCTTCTCTACAACAAAAGACATTTCCATTTAACAGACTGACGACACAACACCGATCATAAACTTGATTGCGCTCAGGAACTAATCCTGAGCACTGTCAAACCAATGATTGTGCAATACTTGTCTTATTCCGATTTCATCCAAAGTTGAACCTTATCTAAAAATTCCAACAAATCCTGAATTGTTTCTTTTTTCTTACTTAGATTGCTAATTTTGCTTTGATTGATAGCCGTATCAACAGCATCCAAGTTCGATTCACATTTTTTTAGGTATTTTTTAATTTGTTTAATTTTTTCACTGGAATCAAATGCTTCTGCAAGTCCCTCGTAATCCAACTCGTCCTCGTGATACATATCGTGAAGCACTTCACTCGCAAACTCATAATCTCGATCAGTGAGCAATTCGGGATTTTCTTTATTTTTACCATGGAGAACGTCTAGTAATTCATTGTGCAAGCCTTTCTCATAAATGAACTCAAACACACTTTCAAGAACACGATCATAGCTATCAACAATTTCCTCAAGTTCTTCATTCTCATCCTCAAGTGCCTTTTTATATTCTTCGTTAGCATTTTTAAGGATAGCATGATCATTCAATATCAAATCTTTCTCATGTTGAGAAAAACATTCCTTACCATTCACTTCTACATAATTTCCTTTAATGGTTACAGAACCATCGTCACCAAAAATACTTTTCATCACACCTTTGTCATTCACAATTTTGATTTCTCCATTTGTAACAATAAGTTTATTCATATATTTCTCCCTTATATGTATGTATTAATGCAAACTCCGAAAAATTTCATTTACTGCTTTATAGTCGTCACCATTAAACTTTGTTGGATGGCTCATTGATTTATCATATAGAAAATCATATAAATCATGTTGCATACCATTAACTTCAAACCATTCCAAAATTGCTGTCAGCATACGATTATCTTGCTCTATCTCATTGTTGAGTTGTTCCATTTCACTATTCATTGCAACACAACCTTTCATTATTTACACGCTGCTGTTCTATATCGCATATTTTCAACTTTCCATTCAACCATACCCTTAATCCGTACATATTCCTGTGCTAGTCCTGCTTGATTTGTATTGTTGAATTGGTCAATTTTAGCGTCTAAAAACGAAACCAAATCTTTACGAATATCTTCCATGCTCTCAATATGAGTCTTATATTTTTTGTTTCCGTGTCGTTTCACATTAGTTTTCTTGTAGAGTAATCGAGTTTTCTTTTCCCGGTGAAATGATAGAAATTGTGAAACTTCGTCAAAAATTTTGACTACATCCATTGTCTCCAATTTTGGAATAAACACATGAACGTTATAATTAACCTGTTCATGATTGGCGTCTGGAGAAATATACATACCTTCTTTTCGAATTGTAGGCAAAATCTCACTTGTCACCCACTTACGAAATTGTCTTGCATTTTTAGCATTAGATTCAAAGACTAAATCATACAGACTATCTTCAGTAATATAAGTATTCTCAAAATTTGTATCTTTATTTATTGCCACATAATCATGTGTGTACGGCGTGTACACACCTTTAATATCGAAAGATTTACATAGATTTATCACACGATCTTTAAAAAGATAAACTGTTCCAATACTATTCTTCTTTGTGTATCCCAAAGCTATTCCAGTATCATACAGGTTAAAGTGAATATCTTCATCTATCGTGATTGTTCTAATTCGTCCAAATAATTCATGTTCAAAAGTTTTAATCATTTAATCGAAACCCACCCTTTTCACATTATTAGTCCAGAAAAAAGACTCCCTATAATTAAGAAGTCCTCATGTCTGGTTCCGTCTAATATGTTTACCTATCACATCATAGGCAGAGTCGTTAGGTTATTCCGTTCCATGCTGCTACCTGCTACATTACAGGTTAAGGGCTATCTCACGACAGTCCATAGTCTTATTTAGTTTGGCACATATGCCTAGTCATTAGGGTAAAGCGTAGTCTTATTTATTTAATCTCAATACTCAAACTTCCATCATCATTCAACGTATTGACCTGTTGTTCATTTACATATTCGTTTACTGAATCCCAAGGTACATATACATCAGTTTCTGTATCATCCTCATATACAACCCTAACAGAGACTATGTTCTTGGACATATTCAAGCGTTCAAATTTCAGTACTGATACACTCTCATTCTGTTCAAATGGGTAATAATTTTGATTGCCTGAAGATTTAATTTTTATGGAAAAATATTTACTACTCCTAAATTCATCAACCATATTGTCGCTAAGAGTATGAATACTAGTGTAAATCTTACCAATAAAAAATTGTTCAATTTCGTCACTAGTGAAACTCAAGGATTCGCAGTTCTCAAAACCCAAGATAATTGTTTTATATTTTTTCAATATGCAAACTCCCTTATAGGATATGTATTACATTGTATGGCATTTGCTTACGTTGTGCCGTTTACTTACACTATCTAATTTCATCTCTATTCCTTCCCATATAAGGGGATATAATAAAACCCACCAGCCCATATACAGCAAGGGATTTCAGCGTTTTCTAATTGTAAAGCAATTAAAAATTGATACTGTAAGGGGAACGCAATCTATCTTTCTCTCTTTGTAAATTAGTCTGGTTTTGTTCCCCTCAAAGACCATTATCCTTTTTATCAAAAACCCTTATAAACATTGACTTTTTTCATTATTTTTATATTTAAACAACATCATAATTCCTCATAAACTCTTATGTATCAACGTATACAACGATTTATAATTGCGTTACTTTATTTTTTGTCTTAGCTTTCTTACGCGCTCCCTTGTCTTTTCTCTTTTCACATGCACTCTACATGAATCACAATATTTCGAATTTCTCCCCTTATACTCCATCCTAGTTCCACACCGTTGACACTGAACTGTTTTATTTTTCAAATTTCTTTTAATATTATCAACAATGATGTCACCAAAGCATGACCATAAGGTTGTTTTGTGATTGCTTTTCTTATGTTCGTACAGATATTCAACCAAAACATCTACTATGTAATTTAAGTCATTATTTATCTTTAGAATATCTTTTCGGATTCTATAGTAAACTGGGATATTATCACCAGTCCAATGCCCATCTAACTGTACAACCTCAATATTGTGTTTACCTTGATCCTGTTTAGTGTATTCGTCGATTATTCTTTGCTTTTCGTCATTGTCATTCAACCTTTGACCACTCATAAGCATTTTATAGTTGAAATCTCCAAAATCAGTAGCATTAAAATTCAATTTAACTTTAGGTATGATATTATCAAGTCTATTCACAACGCTACTGTTTTTGGGTTCAACTTTATCTTTAGGTTTGTCTTTTGCATATGTAAAAAAATTAGGAACCTTTGCTTTTGTATACGATTTAATCACTTCGCCTATCGCTTTTGGTCGTACAGGTTTATAAAGTGTTTTAGCATAATCTATAACAAAATTGTTTTCACATACTAGTATTTTAACGATATCCAAATTAACATTGTCGCTATTCCATATCTTTGAAATGTTATTACTTATGGTTCCGATGTTTCCACCTTTATATGCTGATTCCAGCCCTTTGTAAATTGATTTGCTGTTTACTTCTTCAGGCTCAGCCTTTTTCATTTCATAATATAGTGGAACAATTCCAATCATATTGCGTTCTGCTATCTTAACAACATTTTTATCTCGACAAATCAGAGCTTTATCACCGTCAACATCAAATTGAAGGATCTTGCTGATTGGATCATGGCAGCTAGTGTACAAACACTTTGCAACAAACCAGCGTTTCAATTCCTTATTTACCTTATTTATTCTTAAAGCATGTTCTCTGTATAAATGTGGACTTCTTAGACAGTCTAGCTTCTCACCATCTCCATATAGTACACAAGACACTTCCCCATTGGATAACAATCCTTTTGGATTCTCTTCACCTATTATCAATCTTTCACAAAAAGCATATAAATCAGGACTAATAAACGTGTACTTTCCATCTATGTATAACTTTCCACCTTTTGCATTGTTCGTGATACTTTTTTTGACTTGCTTAAGAGTCTCTTTGCTGTATACATCTTTAAGTAACTCGGGATATATTTCTAGAGCCTGCTGAAAACTGTTTTTGTTCGTATTCCAGTCACCCACCCCTAAAACCTCTAACATGGTTTCTTTATTGGAGCCAATACTTTTAATCTTGCCAATTGTTTCTTCGCTAATTGCTCTTAATTCATCATCAGTCATGTCTGTTAATGTTTGAAGCATTTGATAATTGATTTTTGCATTCTTGATACGATCTTCCTCTACATTACATTGACCTGCATGACAGTTATACTTTTTGAACTTCTCTTTATAGTCATCCCATGAATCATAGTACTTCCACATTTTAAACTGGCTCTTTGTGAGTATTATCTCGATACCCTCTTTTAAAATGTCATGCTCTTTGCCATAAATGTCTTTGACAACTCCGTACTTACTGTAACCTTCTTTTCTGTTTCTTTCACGAATAAACTTATCGAATGGAAATGGGACAAACAATCCTTTAACCCAAGGAGCACGACCCATAAATGGTTTTCTGCTTATTCTGGGAAGAATCATTCCACAACCATCTGTATGCTCAATTGGTATATCCATAACTCTTCGTTCAATTTCATATGTTTCGTGATCAATGAAATCGACCTCACTATTCACCATTGATTCAAAATCATCAACAACAATAGCTTTGTCGATATTGAACCCTTCCCAATTATCCGTAGCTGAATTACACAAGGCAAGATATGCTAAATATTTGTTTATATTTACTCCACCACGTCTATTTATTTCTTCCCATGACAACCCACACATTAATGAGTTCCGATGTCTATCAAATAAGCCCTCTTTTATAAAAACTGTTTTCTTTGTTCTTATTTGACCAGCAGAAGCCGTAAAACATACATACTTCTCGTTGTTGTATAGAAATCCATTTTTAATTAAAGTGTTAAGAACCTCAAAATAAAATGTTTCAACAACCATAATATCAAGCGTTAACTCATTTTGCCTACTTCCTAATGTTCTTGTAAGCACTGAATCAAACACAGTAATTATATTTTTTTCCTTTACACAATCATCCCGTAATACTCTTGGAGATGTATTAGATAAAAGCAATATTTTAAAACTATCTTTGATTTCTTTGTATTCTTTATTTAACTCTTTTAATTCCATTGACTTATCTTTATACTCATCATCATCTTTTTCATAATTTTTTCTGTCATTTTTCAATTCACTAATTTTTCGATTTAGATTATTTAATTCAGCTTGAACATCTTTTTCTTGGTCAGTATAAAAAGACGATGTATCAAAAGAATAAATCATAATCTGCTTATCAAGACTAATAATGAACAACCCCCTACTTTTCAAGTCCAATTCAAAACCAACCCAAAGCAAAAAATCAAAATTCAATGATGTGGAGAGCTACGCGACCCACTCATAAATACTGTGTCTAAACATTTAAACATCTAAAGTCAAAAGATACTTCTTAGGGGGGAAATTCTCCTAGAGGATTTACCTGTCTATGTCGATTATTTACCTATATATCTTGGACGATTTACCTAACCATGTTGGACAATTTACCTGTAGGATATTTCACACTAATTTATCCCAATTCACATAGTAATGATTATTGTATTTTCCAAAGATCGGATTACCATCTTCGTCATATTGATAATCCCATCCCAACTTACCTTTTTTAATGTCAATTAACTTTTCTCTTTTTAGAATTGAATTATGTTTTCTGATTGTCTTCACAGCTTTGATTCCTGTTTCCTCTGATATCGAAATTTCGGATGCAAAACAGAACATTCGTTTGTTATTCCTGTTTACTCTGCTTTCGTAGTAATAGATTAATCTAGCGCACTCACGAGTTATTCTGCCTTCACTAACCATAGTAAGTACTGTCATAGGCAGCATTGTAAAATTCGTATCTGTTTCAAACTTATCTCTGTTTAGTGAGAAACGTACTGGCTTCCCTTGGACGAAATTTTCTGGCGTCTTCTCAAGCAGATAATTATTATCATATAGATTCTTGAGCGATTTCTTTAACGTTTTATTGTCTTTGATGTTAGTCAAATATTTTATTCGATTAACATCCTCATCAAACTCAAACGTGTTGCCGTGATCGAAAACTACCATTTTTAAATACAGAACAATAGCAAAATCATTTGGTGTGATATTTGAATCACGCACAGTATCATTCGGTATATGAATTGTTCGAGGTATCTTTCTGGTGTCCGTCATTGACTCTTCTTCCTTTATAGGGTGATAAGTCGCCTGTTGTAGACGACCTATCATGTGTGTTTTGGTTAAGCTGTGGTATATGTATTAATTAAATCTATAAGCCTTAACTTTTCTACTCCGATATCTTAGGAAATCTTCAACTCCGAATCCTTCAAGATAGACCATAGCATTGTCATAATCAATAAAACGAATCATATACCATCTTTGAGCGCTAAATTTGGCTTTTATCATAGCACGAATACTAATTTTCACCCTTTTAACAATATCCCCAAAATCTTTTGCATCAGGATAATACCCAATACTGTTAAGGCTATCGGCAATTTTGATAGATATACTTCTAACAAGGTCTGACATTTCTGAACATTGAGCTGGCGACAAGAATACGTGATTGTCTAGTTTTTCTTCGAATTTATCCATCTTTTCATTGAATTTATCAAACTTATCATCAAATTGTTTTACTTTGTGGTATACAGCATCAACCTTTTGAGCTGTTTTATCAATAAAATCAATTGTATCTCCTAATACTTGATACTGCTTCTTTAATGAATCTGTAAAACCGCTATTGAATTCAAGCTGGAAATCTTCTGGTGTTTGTTTCATTTTTTCAATCTCAACTTCATTTTCATTATTTTTGTTTTCATCATTGTTATTGTTATCGTCGAAAAAAGTTACCATTAATTCATATCTCCCTTTTTATTAAAATTATTTATCTTGTCGTATTAAATCGTATGCCTCTTTGATAATTTGAAACAATGTCTCATACCCATTGCCTAAGCCATATTGTTTTGCAGTATCAGGATGAAACAATCTGGTTAATTTTTTGAAATTGTCTTTTGCTTCGTTTTTATCATTGTTTTTTACACCTAGTATTTTGAAAGATTGTTCCATTGTTTTTGGGTTTGAATATATATTTTTTGGGTTAAAATCTGAATATTGACTGTATTTCGATGAAAATTCATTGAACTCTTTCTCTTTCTCAGCTTGATGTGCAAAGTGCAATTCCATAAAAAACGAAGTGACTTCTAAAACATCGGTCATTTGTTTGGACTTTTCCACAAAATCTTTCAATGTAGAAAGTGAGTATATATCACTAAATAAATCTGATTCCGTAATTTTTTCAATAGATTCTATCGCTCGATATATAAAATCTTCACGTATATCATTTTTGGCTAAGTAAATAACAGCATTTAATATTTGAATAGAAAACATTATTGAATTTATTTTAAGAAACGCTTTTGCAACAATAATTTGCTGGTGTTGTTGTAGTTCTCCGATGTGGTAAAGCGATATCAATGATATCTTATTATTGTCATATAGTTCTTTAATCGCTGGTATTGCATTTTGCAATCCATTTGCTACCTCTATAATCCAAGGATCATACTCAAGCGGCGTTGTTTTATCCTTCGCTTCATCAATAACTTGATCCACATTTTCAGAATTTGGTTCACAAGTCTTTTCGCTTTCTTTATGTAAGGTATCACTCACATTGTCGCGAGCATTTGATTTTTCCTGTGTACTATTCTTAGCTGCTTTAGTTACTTCGCGCAACTCACGCACAGTCATTTCTTTTACTGTTTTCTGTTGACCAGTCGATGGGACAATGTGTCCCTGTGTGATAAACTCTTCTCGATCAATGGATTCAGGTAATGAAAGCATTTCAAACATTTTACTAGAAGTTAAATCGCGCGACATCGCGCTACTTGAAAACTGCTCATAAGCTTGAATCATTTTTCTTGCAGTTTGAGGAATAACATCAACAGAGTTTAACCACTTTTCCCACTCACCATGCACCAAATCATTTTCCTTAACATGTTTCAGTCTTTTACCTATTTCAAGTGTTGCGTTTGCTTCAATCTTTTTGTAGTGAATAATTTCTTGAGAAATGGTTTCCAAATTGTCGCTTAGTTTCTGTATCTCCATTTTTCCTCCTTAGAAATATAATGCAACAAACATTTTACATGTGCCTCACCACCTTAAATAAGTAACTATTTTACTTGTTATAGTTCAACATAGTTACAATCTGCTCTGCTATTAATCGGGTTTCTTCGCTATGTGGTTCTTTTGTGTATTTGGTCATTTCCTTATACATATACACAGCCATTTCATACTTGTGATTTCGTTCATTGTATATGTAAATTCGTCCACTGAATGTTTTAGATTCACCTTCCAGATTGAAATCAACATCGAACCCATTTGCAAATTCACTTGTCACTGTACAGTTTGTCACTACTGGTTGCTTCATATTTGCCTCGCTCCTTTTATTTAATTAAGGTTCAAGTCCTTGATTTTATAATATCACAAATGATTATATTTGTATATATCTTTTGAGTTATTTCATTATATTTAATTGTAATTGAAATATTTATTTTGGCATACAATAAACCCCGACACGGAATAGATACCTTCATCATTTAATATGTAATGTTCTTCCCAATCCTTATTATAATAGACAGTGTAAAGCTTCCCCATCGTGATTGATGGTGGACATGGATTATTTCGATATTGCGAGAATATTACATACTCTGCTCCGTTCAGGTTATTAGTTTCATATAGTGTGAGTGTGGACATATTAGTTTCCCCTTATATATGTTTATGGTGTGAATGATAATTATGATGCTTTGTTTGTCCTTTCTCATCTTAAAGACCAGATGATTCCAGTGAATGTTTATTTAATGGTTATTTTTTTTATGGGTGTTTTTGTTGGGTCTATTATTTGCTTAAAAACTTTTCCTGAACCCATTACTGTTGCATCTTGCTTAATAAATTCACGGATATTCATAACTTCATTGGTATCAATAATAAAATCGCGATCCATTCCATTTTGAACAAAACTTTGTTCGCTTAATGTGCAACTTAGGAGAACAGGAGGTTTTAATTCATAAAATTGAACAGAAAATATGCTTACCCAATCAATTCCGGTAGTTGCTAAGGTTGCTTCTATTTTATAGTAAGTATATAAATTAACATTTGATATATCGAAAGTTTGGGTGGTGGTTGTGTTTGATACTAAAGAATTTTTAGTGTCCAGCACGTCCCAACTCGTCCCGTTATTTGATCCCATAAATCTAAACGTTCTTAGACCAGCCCTAAACTCATATCGTTTTACACATACAGGGTCATTAAATTTAAATCCTATGAATAATGGGCTATTTGAACTTGGCGTATAATTAGTGGTGTATGCAGTAGTTTCATCTCTATCAAAAGCCTTCCATATGTAGTATGTTAAATAACTTGGCGTACCGATCACACTACCACTTGAACTATCAACTGCATTCATTAGCGGAACAAGAGGCTTCACGTTTTTATATATTGAGTATGTTTCATCATCAACAGATAATAGAAATTTATCGTCGAATATGTACTCGTACATCTCCCATTCAACAATAACAACTCTTGGATAATTTCCACTTACACCATTTACATTTAATCTGTAATATTGATAACTCTGCTTATTATTAGTTATATACTTTCGAGTTTGACTTGCTGTCCAACCTGTTTGGTTAGATTGTGTGTCAAGAACAGTCCAATTCGTATCATCATTGGAACCTTCAAACGTCCAGTTTTTTGGAGAACCCTGATACTCTGTAGAATGTGATGTTATATTGTAATTTTGTATAATAATTTGATTTGGAAACTTGTATTTAATCCATCCTGTTTGTGTATTACTTGTTGCCCAGTATCTACCCGTTCTGTCAAATGCCATCCAAGCAGTTGTTGCACTAGGATTATATTCTGAACTAGCACTAGCCACACCTGAAGGCGTAGTTGCTGAAGTCATGGCTGGTACTGCATTGGTGTTCGAAAGATACCCCATAGTATCACTCCTTTAATATTTTCATTATTTTTGTTTATATAAAGTATCCACATTTTTTCTTTCCCTGTCAATGCTGAATTTATTAAAGGAGTAAAACACCAATACTATCGACCCTTCCATACCCTTAATCAAGTGTTCAAACATTCCATTTCCTAATTAAATAATCATAGATTTGAGTATAGAATTGAAATTGGTAGCAAATCCTCAACCAACAAAAAATCAGATGTAAAGAGTTGGATAAGCGTTAGCGTAATCACACTCTAAATACTGTATCTACACATCTAAAATCTAAAGATTTAAGAACTACTAACTAGACCTCAAATCATGCAGCATAAATTGAGGTAGACTCTTGCATAAATTGAGGGTGAACATTGCATGATTTGAGGTAAGATGTTGCATGAATTGCGGTTAGGGAAAAATAAGCTGATAAATCTTGCTCATTCCATTTACAATGAATCAACTGTTTCATTGGAATCTATCTTTGTTACTCATTATTCGATCTTTAATTTCATTAAAATTGAAATCTAAATTAAGCATTCCAGCAATTGCACGTTCCACTTTTACAACCTTCTTCAAATCCTCTGTACTAAAGGCGTTTCTAAGTAATTCATTTTTTTCAGTACTGTAAGCATCCTTGAGGCGTTTGGCATCTGTATCCCAGAGAACTTTGTATACTAGATTAGTAAATTTTGCGTATTTGAATTGATCGTCCTTATCAGACAAAGCAACATAGAATTCTTGAATAGAGTCAGTCAATAACCTGCGTTCACGTTTAGAAATTTCACGCTCAACCGCCCATTGTCTAACCTCATCTGGGGCAAACTCTTCAACATTGAGGAGATAGTTTCGAATTGATTTGGCAACTTCTGATTGTGTAAGAAGCATACCAATACGAAGAAGGCCTCTACGAGAGATAAGGGTTAGGGAATTAATACCTTTAAACGCTCCGTCAGCTTGGCGGAGCGACTTAAACTCAGTTAACTGCTTTCCTTTCAGTATTTTTAATTCTCCATAATCATTAAATTCATTTCGATTTCTTCTTATTACAGACTCTATTGCATCCTTTTCAACTTCATAGTAGTTGGCAGCCATATCAATCGTTACTTCCAGTGTATTGGGTAACATAGGAACAACTTTAACCTTATCCATGACGTCGTCTTTGAATACGTACTCGTCTCGCATTGTTTTGCTTTCTACTAGAATCAATTCATTTCCACTGATATCCATGCTGATTTGTTTTGTCATTGTTTATAAACTCCTTTTTATGATGAAATGTTATTTACATGTATCCCACGCTGTTCTATCTTCTCTAATGTTATTAATATGTTGTTATATGAATGATATAAACAGAATTAACCTGTAATGATTATATATTTACCTGTGCTGCTATGTATTAGATTAGATGGATAATGCCACAGTAAGCGATGATGAATATTTACCTTGTTTAAAGTAGGCATCATAGATAAGTTCAGGGTTGTCCGTTTTAAACCGTCTAATCTTGACCGCTTTCATTGGTTCCTGAAACAACTTTTCCAATGCAGATTGTTTATCGCGATAATAATCGTAAACGAAAGTTGCTTTGTCGGTGTAGCTGTAGGAATCAATGTCCTCTTTTCTCATTCTAGCAAGCAATGACAATTCAGGTACGTTAACGCTTGTTTCAAACAGTAACCGTTCAACAAACTCATTTAGTCGTTCAATCGTTTTGAGATGAAATTTCATTAAGTCAATGATGATCGTTGCTTTAGATGAGATTTCGAGTTCAGTCATAACCTTTTGTAATGCAGCGTCCATGTTGTGCACCCCTTTGTTGGTATTGGATTGAGCGGGTTGAATTTTAGTCAATGCGATCGTCATTATGTATCAGTTCCCTTCGGATAGGTTTGTTTAACCGATTTGTTTAACCTTGTTTAACTTTGTTTACACTCCGAATTATACTGCCTGTTTAACCAACTGTCAACACTGTTAAACAAAATTGTTTTATACTGTTCAGACTTTTTTTGTAGTACAATATGTTTAACGAATATTACAGGAGGAAAATGTATAAATGGAGCATTTTGGTTCTTTCCTCAAATCAATAAGAGGTGACATGAGCTTACGGCTGGCTGCTGAAAAAAGCGGTCTTAGTCACACTTACATTAGTTTTCTTGAGAAAGGTGAACATCCTAAAACTGGAAAGCCTATCAATCCCACTCCCGACACATTAAAGGCTTTATCTAAAGCATATAACTATTCTTATGATGATCTCATGGAAAAAGCGGGCTATATAATTATGGAATATCCCCCCCCTCCTTTTTCTAAGCCTGTTAAAATGAACTCTTTGTTCAAACGTGTTCCCAACAAGCAATACGACAAAAATGATATAAGAAAAGTTCTTAATGATAATGAGCAATTACATTATGGTGGTCGTATCTTAACCAACGATGAAAAAAAACGCATCATTAAACTCATTCCGATTTTGATTAACGAACAATAAGTGCTACATAAAGTGGTGCTTTCACATTACAATCATACACGGCTGCTCTCATTGTGGAGCGGCTTTTTTGTTGGTTTTCGGGAAGATTATAGACTGTTATTTGCTCCTATCGCTCTTATTGAAATTTGAATTTGAAATACGATACATTAGTTATAATTCATAAACCCGATAATGTCAACAGAATAATGATTAATTGAGTTGAATTTCAATTCAATTTTCTGTTATAATGGACAAAACTTAATAAAAAAGAGGACTGATATATGAACACATCGATAGATAATGAAAATTTAAATACCATTGGAGAAAGACTATTTGTACTTCGAAAGAGTGTAAACTTGACTATGCAAGAATTAGCAAGTAAACTACGTATTCCACTTTATGATGAACAAAATAAAGAAATCCTTGGCTACAAAGGTGTTGCACAATCAACGATAAATAATATCGAGAAAGATATTAACAAACCAAATTCAGATATTATTATTGCAATATGTAATTTTTTTGAGGTTTCGACAGATTGGTTTTTAACAGGGAAAGAATATGAACCGAAGAAAGAAAAAATAAGTTTTACTGCTGACAAATCAAATGAAGACTATGATATGCAACATTATATTTATGAAATAGTTTTAAGTTATGTTCAAAGTGAAGAATTTACCGATAACATAACAAAAAAAGTAAAAGAGAAGATTAAGAAAGAGGATTCCTAATCAAAAGGAGTCCTCTTTTACTTTATATATATCCAATTGGCTTTTAACAAGGTGACAAAACCCTTGATATGACTGGATTTAACTTTAGGACACAACGTCCACAGCCAACTTGGCATGATATCGTGTACCACAATAAGTTGTATATCTGCTCTATAACATGAATTGGATAGACAATGCCACTTCGAGCAATGTAGAGTACTTACCCAGTTTTTGATATGTATTGTAGATCAACTCAGGATCATTTGTTCTGAGTCGGTTCAATTTGAACTGCTTTATTGGTTCTTGAAACAATTTCTCCAATGCAATTTGTTTATATTTGTTATAGTCCTCCAGAAATGTTGTCTTCTCAACATAACCATATACATCAATGTCTTCTTTTCGCATTTTCGAAAGTAGCGCAAGTTCACTTCTTTCATAAGGTAAACGTTCAACGAATTCATTTAGACGTTCATTACTTGTCAAACGAAATTTCATCAAGTCAACAATAATGGTCGCTTCAGGTGCAATATTTAACTCAAACATAACTTTTTTCAATGCTGCATGATTAATCATAGTTGTATTCCCCTTTTGGTTTGGTTGATAATGATGAATCATAAGCGCTCATAATGTAGTACATGGTCATGTGGGTGCTACTTCAAATCTGTAGTGTTTTTGAAGGCTGTCGTACATCCCATTTATCCATGAGCGCTGACAAAAAAAGTGTCATTAACTAGTTGTTATATGATATAATAGGATAAATATGATGTTTTAAGTAATCTGAGTGAACTACTCGACTTATTTTTGAGATTGCACAATATGTACATATTACAAAGGCTTAGTAAATACGCGACAATAGTCATATAATTTGGATTTTCAACGCATCTCCCTTGGGTGGAAATTAGTGTTTTTGATTGATTGTTTGAAAATATCACCTGCTTGTATAATATATATATAGAATATATGATCCTCTTTCCAACAATTACATCTTGTATTACTCCATCGAACATGTCTACAATAGTAATGTACACTATGTTTATTTAGCATGTCAACTTAACAAGAGGAGTTTTTCATGAAAAATGATATCTTCGTTTACCTTCGACACCTTAGAGAACAAAAAGGCTGGTCTTTACGAAAAGCTGCCTCCGAAGTCGGTGTCAGTCTTTCATATATAAGCCTAATAGAAAAAGGGGTCCATCCAACTACCAATAAACCTCCAAAAATTTCACCTGACATATTAGAAAAATTTGCTGAAGCTTATGGATTACCAAAAGAAGAACTTTTTGTACACGCTGGCTACATAGGCGATCAACTTGCCTTTGATTTGGAGAACCCCGGCAAAGGTCGATACATGACAATTGAAGAATCTCAGAGGTATTATGCTTTAAACAGACACAAGGATGATAATGACTTGGAACAAATGCTCCTGCAAGCTGATTACCTAACTTTTAGGGGGAGGCTTATTGATTCTGTCACTAAGAGAAAAATTATAGACATGATTGAAATTCTAACAAATGATTAATTCAAATCTATACATGGCTACTCCATTTATGGAGTGGCTTTCTTGTTGTATTATAGCACGATTAAAGTGGAACATTTGTTCCTATGTTAAATTATACAAATAAAAAAGAGGAGCCGTAGTTAAACCACGAGTCCTCTTTTATTTTATTTAGTATGCAATTGGCTTTTAACAAAATGATTAAACCCTTGATATGACTGAGTTCCATATCTATATATAACATCTTACTCAGGGAAATTTCCCCCTCAGCGATTTACCTTTGAGCCTCCTAAGCTAAACTTAGTAGCCTAATGCTGAAATTGATTCAGTATTAAGTTCAACGGAAAATTCCGCTCATCTACTCATATAACTTCAGAAACGTATCCAACGCATTTGCCACCTCAGCGCCTACCTTGCAGTTTAAGCTACCATATTGCATAAACAATAGATATGTCTCAGAGTTGAATTGCGAATTAATTTGCCTGTATTCAGCGGATGTGAGTATGATATTGCGATGTTTTGCTATATGTTCTAAAGCTGTTCGATTAAAAACTAAGGTTAAATCAACCACAAATTCAATTTGTTTATAGTTAACCACTAGCGATACATATTTCTCTCTATGATGCAGCAGCACTTCGATTCTAGGCTCTTGTGTAGTAAAGGTAAAGGAATTGCCTTGTAACTCGTTAACGTCCCATACAATGACAATATGATTGTCTCTACCGTTCTGAATAATAGACACACGATTCAAAGCTGTCCCCTACTCTCCAGTTGATGTGAGCATATTATTTATCAAACATCTGATCCTGTGTTCTGATCGGTAAATCAACGCCCTTATATTCCTTTACATATAAAACAAGGATAATTGCTAAAGCGGCTAAAACAATAAACAACCATTCTTTATAATTCTTCGGTTTAAGTCCTTGCCATAGTTCTTTTAGACGTTTCATGGTGTCAACCCCTTGGTCATATAGAGTAAATGTACCATGTAATATATGGGTTGACTAATTGAAAAAGTTGACAAACAAGATTGAGATAAATTGTATTTTATCTATCAAATATCTTGCAAATAAAATGGTTTATGATATTATTATATTCAAGTTAATTATTTCATTATATTTAATTATAATGTTTATTAGGAGGTCTCTTATGGCAAAAGGTTCAGTCAAACTTGATGGAAAAACAGGGCTATATTATTACGTTGTAGATGTAGGCAAGGATGGAATCAGAAAACAAAAGAAAAAGCGAGGATTTAAAAGGCAAAAAGATGCTTATGCCGCTATGACGGAAGTATTGAATCAGGCAAACAAAGGGGAGTACATCGAACCCAGTAAGATAAAATTTACAGATTATATGTTAGATGTATGGATACAAGAGAAAGAACAAAATAAACACATGTCTAGATTAACAGCAGAGTCATATCGGTCTACAATCACCAATCATATCTCTCCTTTCTTCAAAGAAAAGGTTTTAGGTGAGGTGAATTCAAATGATATTAAAAAATTTGTGAGTTATATTAGGCAAAAGAAGACAAAAAAGAATAAAGAGTTTGCAGAATCTTATGTTCAGCGAATTTTCGACATCGTAGTGTACTCCTTAAATTATGCTGTTAAAGGCGAGTTGATTAAAGTAAATCCAACCAATAAAATTGATAGGCCTAAAAGAATAAAAAGAAAACTGTCAATATGGACAGTTGAACAAATCCAAAGCTTTTTAGACTCTTTAAAAGATAGCAAACATTACATCGTTTTCTATCTGGCAATACACACAGGAATGAGAAAAGGGGAAATACTCGGACTCCCTTGGAGGAACGTTGATTACAAAAACAAATGTATTATGATTACTCAGACGCTAGAACGTGACGGTAAGAGAATCAAACAAGGCGCAAAAACTTCCTCAGGTGTCCGTTTGCTTGATATATCAGATGATGTAGTTGAGGTACTAAAAAAGCAACATGAAAAAATAAAATTAGAAAAAGAATTGGCTGGAGATATGTATATAGATAATGATTTAGTGTGTTGTACAGATATTGGTAATCCAATATCGCCAACCAATATCTTTAAAATTATGAAAAAAAAGATTGGGAAATTAGGTTTGCCATATATTAGATTCCACGATCTAAGACATACTTCTGCTTCGCTTATGCTGTCAATCGGTATCCATCCAAAAGTCGTATCAGAGAGATTAGGTCATAGTAGCGTAGTTTTAACACTGGATACTTATTCACATTTATTAAAAAGTATACAATCAGATGCAGCAATAGGATTGAGTAATTTACTAAGTAAAAAAGAAGAAGCAAAACCACTAGAAATTGAAGAAGAATTCTGTGACCAGAAGCGTGACCAGAAAAGTGAAGTTTAA